CTACAAGCACTCCGCCCCTATGGATGTCCACGGAGAGCCTTGGGGTGTGTTCGACATTCGACGAAACGAATGGCTTGGTGAGCGCGACGTTCTGTACGCCGTTGCTGAAGAGAGCAAGGCGACCCAAACGGCGTCGATGCAATCGAGTCTAAAGAACAGGCCATTTGAGGCGAGACGGATGCCGCGTTTGCCCTCCGCCGCGCCCCAGCACTGCGGTGGTGAGGACTGCGCTGCGCCTCTCTGCTCATGCCAGTGCACTGCGTGCTGCCGTGCGCCGTCTAGGGCGATCCCACCTGCCGCGTCCATCGCCGAGGGGATGACGCCGGAGCTAGCCGCGGTGCTGTATCCCGAACCGCCCGCCACGCCCCAGGTCGAGGCGAAGGTTGGACCGCTGAAGCTCCACGTCATCGTAGACAAGGACCCGATCGAGTTCTTGGCGTACACAACGGAGGCGCTTGCCATGCAGCACAAGAACGGCTGCAACGACGGCCGCGGAGACCCTGACGCCACCATCGCCGTCTACGTCCTCGAATCCGCCGCCTCCGAATCGCTGCGCATCGCTTGCCACCTCGCGCACGACGTCAAGAGCGCACTCAGCGCCGAGGGTGAGATGGTCCTACTCGATGCGCTCAGTCGCGTCGCTGAAGAAGCTTTCGAAGTGACGTCTGCTCCCCCAGCTTTGCAACAGGCCCTTGGTAGGCTTCGCGATGTGCTAGCCGATACCGCCAAAGAAGCTCTCGGCATCGATCCAGAAACCGACCAATCTCCAACTTGAAAGTCGAACATCGACTTATATCCTGTGGTTGAGGGATTCGGCGCCAAGCAAACCTAGTAGCTGCAGCAGGATGACGCAGATCGCCAAGACGACGAGTGCGTAGACCACGTAGGAGAATGGCACGGGCACGCTGCGTGCTACCCACACGGCGACGCATAGAATGAGAATGACGAAGATGAGGGCGAGGGGGGTCATGCTCCTCGCCCTCCATCGCAAAAGCTGGGCCTAGCGCGCGGCGCGCCCAGCGTGCTTGATGGCGAGCAGGAACGCCGCGATGACGATGGCTCCTGCGGCGCCGGTGAACGCCACCGTTTTCCAGTCGGTCGTCGCAGGAGGCGCCTGCTCGTTGGGGACCGCCCCCAGGACGATGGCGCGCGAGGTCTCGCCGATGTTCATGCGGCTACCGAGACAGATGCGCTCCACGCGGCGATGGACGCTCCGCCGCCGGTGGGGGCCAGTGAAGCAGTCAGCTTGACATCCCCCACCGCGTTGGCCGTCCACGTGTCATGCTCGAAGCCATCGCCGTACTTCTCACTCGCCGGGCCGGTGAGAACCCCAGCAGGCCCTTCAGCCCACGACCACGTGTAGCCGCTCTGCCCTGCAGGCAACTCCACAGTGAGCGTGTCGCCGACGTGCAGCGCGAACTGTCCGCCCGAATCTGCCTCACTTGCGGTGAGCGCTCGTGGCGAAGTTGCTGCGTTGGCGAGCCACCGATCGTTGGCCCGCAAGCCGAGGAGAGCCGCGCCTGCGAACCCACCGATCCCCAGGATGGTCGTCGTTTGTGCGACTGTTTTCCACTTGCTCTCCGACACCGCGAGGGTGGCAGCGCCGAAGAGCGCCAACAGGGAACCGGTGACGGCCCCCAGAGCCGCTGCGGCTGTTGCTGCGGCGGGGTTGGCCTTGGAGACGCTCCGCGAGTTGAGTGCCGCACCAGCCCACCCCGCGATGCCCAACGCAGCGGCACCCGTCAAAAGCTGGCCCAAAGCACCCTTAGGGGGATCCATCTTCAGCTCCAGTACCCGCGAAAACCACGTCGAATTGGCGCGTTTTCGATGTTTTTCCGCACGGATCGTCGCTCACTACGTCGCAAGGCGCGCTTGAGATAGGCGCGTGCTCGCTGCGAGGTGTGATGTGGGTCGAGTTGAAGGCGGAGCCCTGAGAGACCGCGCATGGCCATCAGGATAGACCATCGGCCAGCTCTGCGGTACTTTGAAAGTCAAGGGCTAGCCCCATGCAGAAAAGCACGGTTGTCGGCGGCGTGGTCGGTGGGGTCGTCGGTGGCCTCGGCGGCTACTTCCTGGGCCGGTACGTCGAGCGCAAGGAAAAGAGCATCGACCGCGGCCTGGCGACTGAGTTCCTTGGCATCATGGGGACCATCGCGGGGGGCGTCGCGGCAGCAGCCGTGGCCACGATGATGAACCAGTCGACGACGACGACGACGTCAGCGAGCGCGACGTTGCCTCCGGTGGCAGTCTCCCCAACGCCCGTGGCGACGCAGCCAGGGCAGACAGCAGCGGCTGTGTGATGAAGGCCAGCGATGTTGGCGTTGGAGCTCTTGTGGTGGCGAGTACCGCTGCGGCGGGCGCGGTCATCGGCGCAGCCATCAACCCGCCTTGCACAGATCAACCGATGCTCTTCTGTGGCCCTAAGGTGGGTGCAGAGTTTGGCAGCGTCTACGGCGCATCGGCTGCCGGCCTCGGCGGACTTCTCGTCGCCGCGTTGAGCAAGAAGCATCGCAATGTGGGCCTCGGTGCCGCGACGGTGTTTGGTATCGTCGTCGCGACCGCAGCGATCAAGCGCCTCGTCTCGCCCCCTACGACTGCAGCGTCGGTGACGTGATGGCCGGGCGTCACATCAAGACCGAGCACGCAGGCGCCAAGAACGGCGGCGGCTTCTACGGTCCACGCGCGGAGGCGAAGGCAACTTCAAGAAAGCTTCGTCGAGGTCAGATCGTCGTCGCGATTCGCGAATATGAACACGAAATTGAAGTTGACGGTTGGGAAGGCCTCGACGACGACGATCAGTGCGACTGCCCTGTTTGCATGTCCTTGAAGTCAACGACTCCCTGGTCGCGGGTGTCATGAGCCTCGATCAACCGGGCAGCACCACTGCGCTCTGGAATATCTACGACGCGACTGGCGTGCGTCCCGAATGGCTATTGCCTGTGCTCAGCTACGAATCGAGCTTGAACCCCGCAGTGCAAAACGCCGCGGGCGCGCCGTACTACGGCATCGGGCAGAACTCCGCGCAGGACATCGAAAGCTACGCTCGTACCGACCCAGGTACGTACATGACCTGGCCTGCCAGTCTTCAACTTCAAAACGTCGTCCTCGACTACTTCAAGGCTGTAGTCGCCAAGTACGGCAAGTTGAAAAGCGGCATCCAGGTCTACCAAGCCGAGTTCTATCCAGCGTCCCTGCTGACCGCACGCGGGCTCGATGACGTCATCGTCTCGGCCCCCTCCGCGGCGTACGAGGCCAACAGGGGTTTCGACAAGACAGGCAAGGGGTCTATCACTCCTCGCGATCTGGGCGATGCGGTGGCCTCGCAGGCAGTCCACCCCGCAGTGCAAGCTGCCATCGCGGAAGCCTATGCGAAGAGGCCGTGGCTTTTTCAAACCGATCCTGTGTACGGCGGAATGACGCGGAAACAGGCTTGGACAGCGGTTGCTGTTGTGGCTGGAGTCGGGGCCGCGTATGTTTGGGTGCAGCTCGAGGGCACTCCGCGCTGGGTGAGACGTCTCGCATGAGAAAATCCGCGGCGCGGATGGGCTTTTTTTGGGCTCAACCGTTGAGATTGCCTTGCGGCAGCGATTGGCATACCGTTTGACGAAGAGGTCCGCCCCATGAGCGATCGAGATCGAGCCTACTTTGAAGAACGGGTAGGCATTGCCATCGCGAAGATCGGTGGCGGGTCGACTGGGGTCACGGGCGTCACGGGTGTCCGGGGGGTCACCGGCAGCACCGGAGCCACAGGCCCAACCGGCCCAACGGGGGTGACCGGCGCCACCGGGGTGGTCGGTCCGACGGGAGGCGCCACCGGAGCGACGGGGCCGACGGGCCCGACGGGGCCAACTGGCGCTGGGACCACAGGCGCAACGGGTCCAACAGGAGTTTCGGGAGCAGCAGGAGTCACAGGCGTAACCGGCGCGGGGACGACAGGTGTCACTGGCCCAACGGGACCTTCAGGAGTCACCGGAGTCACGGGGGCGACTGGATCGGGTGTCACGGGAGCAACAGGACCGACGGGGGCTGGCGCGGCAGACGCATGGCTCTTCGATACGCCCGTCGGGGCAGGTGTCACCGGGCCGACGCTCGCGCAAGCGACTGCACCTACGGCAGGGTCGACGCCGCAAAGCATCTTGATGGCTCCACAAGCGCCCAACGCGGGCGCCACTGGGGCAACGGCAGGTACGCCAGGAGGCTTCTCGATCACGCTCGCAGCCCCAACGGTCGGCGGCTCCGAAGCCCACATGTTGGTCAATCGAACAGGTGGGGTTTCGACTGCCATCGGGACCTTCCCAACGATACCGTCGATCGGTTGTCTTTGGATCGGCACAGCACCATTCAGCGCAACCAACTACCTACTCGCCACTGACGCTGGCACGTTCACCAACATCAACGCGCCGACTGGTGGCAATATCGCATTCGCGTTCAATGGAGCTGTCAAGCATACGCTCGATACGAATGCTTTGCAAATCGGGGCCAACGCTACAGATGTTGGAGGTGCAGTCAACGCCATTGGGCTCACCAAGGCCTCAACCGATCCAACGACCAACCCCGCTGCAGGCGGAGGCATTCTCTTCGAGAACGTCGCTGGGACAACCTATACCCATCGCGGCTCGCACGGCGCGATCTGGGGGCTCGCTCCGGCAGGGAGCGTTGGGACGATCAACAGCCAAGCGCAGACGCGCACGCCCATCATCGGTACCGCCGAGACGGTCTCCAGTGCGACTCCAGCAACCATCCTCACGTTTGCAACTCCGAGCGGCAAGGGTGGTATCCTCAACTTGGTGGCGATCTCTCGCGCCACCACAACGGGAGCCGGTATCGCGGTTGGCGATGCTGCTGCCTCGCAGTACGTTCTGGCCTATCGGAACATCGGCGGGACTGTCGCGCTGAGCACAGCAGGCATCACGCAGCTCGGCACAGGACAGACGACAGCTGCGGCGCTCGTGGCGCCCGTACTTACTGCAACCGTGGCGACCAACGTCATCACCATCCTGGTGACCAACGTGGCTCTCGCAACCATCGACAGCCAGGTGACCGGTACCGCGGACATTTGCTAACCCGCCTTCAGAGAAACCAGCGGTCATGGGCAGTGACACTGATCAGCGCATCGCGTTTCTTGAGGAGCGCGTTGCGCTTTCACGTGTTGGTGGCGGAGGCGGAACCACGGGCGCCACGGGCGCCACGGGGGTCACTGGAGTTACCGGTGCGACAGGCCCAGGCGTAGGCGCTTCGGGCGTGACAGGTGTCACTGGCGCCACTGGGCCAGCCGGCGCGACAGGCGTCACCGGCGCAGGTGCCACTGGCCCTATGGGCGTCACGGGAGTCACGGGAGTCACAGGTGTGACGGGGGCGACAGGCGTCACAGGTCCGACGGGAGTCAGTGGACCATCGGTCACCGACGCGTGGCTCTACGATGTGGCTGTTCCTGCAAGCATCATCGCGCCCAAGTTGCGCCAAGCGCCACGCACAACTGCAGCCCTACCAGAAAATATCGAAGTTCAAAGTCAGGCAGCACAGGGTGGCAGCGGTCAGCCTGGTGGAAACATCATCTACACCAACGGCAAGCCCGATAGCGGCGGGGCGTTCAATGTCTGGTACATCGAGGGTGTAGCAGGTGGAGGGCACCTGAGCGCGGGCAGCTTCGGGATGATGTCGCTGCACGCAGTTCCTGGAAGCGGTGTGCCCATCTTGAACTTGGGCCTTGGTACCAACGGCAACGGAGCCGGTGTTGCCGGTTGTGAAATCTCAGCGTTTTCTGTATTGAACATCGCTACGGAGCTCGGCGCGGGGGGCAATTCTCCGATCCGCATCCAACCTGCAAGCAGCTTCGGAGGACAGTCGTTTTTCTCATTCGAGCAGGACCCGACCAACGGCAACCCGTTCGTGCAGATGACATCCCAGGCAGAAACGGCGGCTGGCGCCGCGGAGGGCGTCATTCGCTTGGCCTGGGAAACATCAGCCACAAGCTATCCGATTCTCGTCCAGCGTGACCTAACAAATGCCAATGATCTAGAAATCGCTTCTAGGCATGTCAACGAGTTCTACTTCTTCAACTTCCTTGAAAACCCGCGCTTTCACTGCAACGCGCGTGTGCTCTTCGAATCGTTCACCGATGCGAATATTGGATGGCAGTTCTCAGGACCGAACGGTGTCACCTTCGACATCTCGACGGACAACCAACACACAGTACGCATCGGCTGCGATATAGACAAGGATGGCTTCAACCGTGGTATACAGGCGACGGACCTCAACGGAACTGGAGTCGCACTCACCATCGCCACAGTGCATATGAACTTGCAAGGCGCCCCACCCGGGTCGCCGACCCTCGCCGAGGGGGTCGTTACCCTCAAGGTGGTCGTCAACGGCAAAGATCAGGCAAACGATTGGGCGAGCTTTACGCTCGAGAGCACGTTTTTCCTCAATGCCGGAGTGCTCACGACTGGTGTAGCTCCTGGCTCGCCTGTGGCCGGTGATCATACGACCGGAGGCGTTCCGACCGCGCCGCTGGCCTTTGTCATCGCGGGCACAACGATCAGCGTGCAGATTGGTCCCTTTGCAGGGAGCACCACCTCACACTGGGTCACCAACATTGAACGCACTGTCAACGCAGGGCTATTCTGATGACACATCGCGAGGAGATCGAGGCGGCGAAAAAGAAGCTACATGCCAAGCTGCCTGTGATGCCGTGGGATGACGCGCAGCGCGCTACGCTGATCGCGCGGTTCCACAGCTTACGGCCGTCATTCGAGCGCGAAGCGTTGCGCGAGCTCATCGAAGCTTCGGCGCCCAGTCGCGCACGGCCGCCGATCATGCGCAGGCTGCGCGACGCGCATCTTCAACATCTCAAGGCCGAAGAGATTGCCATCGCGAAGAAGAAGCTTCGCGCTGAGCTACCCGCCATGCCGTGGTCGGAGACGCTGCGCGCTGAGCTGCATGCGCGCTGGCCTGCAGAACCAAAGGAGCCTACGGCTGAGGATTACGCTTTGAGGCAACTCCTCGGCGAAGACGTGACACTCGCTCAGTCGCCGCAGGGCGTAGCGCAGGTGCTCACCGAGCCACCGCGATAGAGACACGAGAGCCACGACGGCTCCGCGTCGCCCGCGGCGAGCTCCGCGATGGAGGCCAGGCCATCGCCCGAGTCATCATCGGCCAGGCAGTGGGCCGCTACGAGCTCGTCGTGGACTACCTGCGTTTGCGAGGCGTCGGGCGGCGTTGGCGTAGGTGGTGCGGGCGTCGGGTGACACGCCGCGACCGCCAAGATGACTGCGAGCAGCGAAGCTCTCACGATTTTGGCCAGTTCGCTGCGAGGGCAGCTGCCCCTGCGTTGCCGGCTTGCGAGCGCGTTTGAAGGGAGAGCCCCTTGTTGATGCCCGCACGCACCCAGGCCTGCGCCATCGCGAGGCTGACGGGCACTCCCGGCGGAGGGGTTGGTGTTGGGACCACGGGGATGGGCACTGAGCCGCCAAAGGCGTGGTCGAAGTCGGTCACGAGATCCACCCACGCGACACCGTTGGGCGCCTTGGCGGCCCCCTTCGCGATCTGGTCGGGGGTGAGCAGGAAGTACGCGCCGCCGCCTGCGGACGGCTTGCAATACTTGGCCATCGCGGCCCAGGTCATGACGCCGAGCATGCCCCAGGTGCCGATGATGGCGCCACTGTTGGTGTAGCCCAGCTTCATGATGCTATGGCCCTGGTTGGGATTGGGCGGCCCGGCGACATCCCACAGGAAGCCCGACGCAGCGGGGAAGGGGCTGACGTACTGGTTGGGCAGCTCGAGGGTGAGGATGCCTGCCTCGAAGAGGAAGATGCCCGATTGCAGCTCCATCTGGTTGGTCGCGTCGGCTGTCACCCAACCCATGCCCTTGGTGCCGTTGGCGAAGCCGTGGGAGCACCAGTAGTTGAGCGCGGTGACCTCGTCGCAGCCCTGGTCGGTCGACTCGTCACCATCGACGTAGCCTCCGATGGCGCCGTAGTCGGCGATGATCTCCGCGCTCGAGGCATGGAATGGAGAGCCCGTGGCGTTGCCCGTCTCGACGCCTGCGAGGTGGTAGCCGCCGGAGATGACGCAGCACCCGAGCGTTGCCTCCGGGAACGGCGGCGGGTATGCACGCCGCGAGAACGAGCGCGACGAAGTAGACGTGGGTCCAGTTTTTCATGACGCGTTCGTCTTCGGCGCGGTCGGCTTCTTCATCATCGCCGGACCCACTGCAGTTCCGGAGAGGAAGATGACGACGGCGAGCACCGCGCCATCGATCTGCGCGACGCTGGCGGCGATGCCGTGGACAACAGCGGGCAAGCCCGTGCCTGTGGCCAACGAGGTGGCCGCGATGGCGACGCCGGTCAGGATGATCTTGACCGTTTTCCAACCTGTCCAGTTGGGGAACAATGAGCCCATGGGAATCTCCTTCAGTGGTGCTGCGATGAATCTTGTGCGGGGGTCGGTGGACGAGTCGCCAGGTACGTGATCGCGCCCGTCACGATCGCGACGACGATTCCGCTGACGACCAGCGCGCGAACAGTCAACTTGTAGTTGCGCTTCTCGGTGGCCTGCGTCTTTTTCAGCTCGTTGCGTTCGACCTCGCGCTCCTCGAGCTCAGCTAAGCGATCCTTGGTCACCAGCACCTGGTGCTCCTCAACGACCAGCGCCTTGACGCGGACGGAGTCGACGGCCTTGGCCTTCACCTCGGCCAGGATGCCTTCCATCTTCTCGATGTCGGCCGACAAGTCGTGGGAGCTTGTCCGCGCCTCTTCGGCGTTCTTGCTCGCTGCATCTAGCTGCGGCTTGATGCCATCTTTGAGTTGGAGTTCAAGTACATCGAAGCGCCGGTTGACACCCTTGATGCTACCTGTTACTTCGTCGAAGCGCCTACCTTGCTCTTCGGTGAACTTGCGCGCCATCTCGCCCAGCGACTCGAAAAGCATCGAGCTGCGATCGTCGGCCTTGGTGGCAAGACGCTCGGCTCGCCAGGCCAACTTCCACGCTGCGCGCGCAACCTCCCCTGGTGTTCCGCCGGGCGGTTCGGGAGCGTCATCGAGAAAGGGCGGTCTCGGACCCTCGCGCGCCATACACGACACCGTAGCTTGCCCGAGGTAGCCTTGGCCAGCGCGTTTCTGAAAGCGGTCTCCTACAACGGTCCCTCGCCTTTTTCACCGGACCAGAAAGCAACGAAAAGCCCATGAAACTGCACGTCATCGGTGTGCCCCACACCATCACCCGCAAGCAGGACTTCTCGACCTGCGCGTTCACCCAGAAAGTCGTCAACCTCTGCGCGATGATGCATCGGCGGGGACACGAGGTCATCCACTACGGCGTCGAGGGGTCGGTCGTGGAAGCGACTGAGAGCGTCGACATCGTCACCCATGCCGAGTGGGCAGCTCACTACGGCGCTCGCAAGCCTTTCGAGAACTACGACATCTCGATGGACGGCCCGCGGGCAGCGTACATGGAGCTCTACAAGAATCGTCTTCGCTGGGCGCTCGAGAAGCGCGTCGCCAAGGAGCCATTCACCGAGATCATCTGCTTGACGTGGAACGGTCCTCAGAAAGACGGCGCCGCGGGGATCAACCAATTTCAAGTTGAAACTGGCATCGGCTACGAGCACACGTGGAGCGACTATCGCGTCTACGAGAGCTACGCGTGGATGCACATGCAGCTGGGTAAAGCGGGGCTGCAGCAGGGCGGCAAGTGGTACTGGTGGGTCATCCCCAACGCGTTCGACGTCGCGGACTTCCCAGCGCGAGCCGCAGCACCCGACGAGCTGACCAACGACTTTCTCTACATGGGCCGGTTGAACGACGACAAGGGCATCCCCCTTGCTGTCGACGTCTGCAAGCGCATCGGTGCCAAGCTCACTCTTGTTGGCCAGGGTGACCCCAAGCGCTTTCTTGAAGGCAACCCGCACGTGACCTATCACGAGCCCGTCGCAGGTCTCGATCGAGCTCGGATGCTCAACGCGCATCGCGCGGTTTTCACACCGAGTATCTACGTGGAGCCCTTCTGCGGTGTGCATGTGGAAGCCATGCTCTGCGGGACGCCCGTCATCACGACTGACTGGGGAGTGTTTTCGGAAACCATTCTTCATGGAGCCAACGGCTACCGGTGCCGCAGCTTCGAGCAGATGATCTGGGCCGCGAAGAACATCGACGACCTGACGATGACCGAGGACCAGCTACGCAATCATGCCATCTTCAACTACAGCCTCGAGCGAGTCTCGTTGATGTACGAAGAATGCTTTCAAGCCGTGTTGAACTTGAAGTTTAAGGATGGCTTTTATACAGAGAATCCCAAGCGGACGCAGCTCGACTTCCTCATCAAGGCGACACCAGGTGTCGGCCAAGTGCAACTTGATGTTGAACTTGTCATTCCCGAGCATCCAGTTGTCAAGCATGGCTGGGAGGCCGACCAGGATTGGGAACGGGACTGGTGGGGCCTTCATTGGGCTCCACACTGGGATGACGAGATTCGCAAGCAGAAGGGCTACTTCCGGATGATCGACTCTCCTCAACTTCAAGTTGGAGACAAGAGCGTTCTGGACATCGGATGCGGGCCTGTTTCGCAGCTTCAGCGATGCGCCCATGGTGAAGGCTGCCGCGGGGTTGATCCCCTAGCCGTTTCACCTGAAACGCTGCAGCGCTACGTCGACACGGACGTAGAGTTTCTCAACGTGAAGGCCGAGGAGATGCCCGTCGACAAGCAGTTCGACGAGATCTGGATGTACAACACCCTGCAGCACACCGACTCGCCGCCCGAGATCTTCAAACGACTGCTGGCTTGCACAAAAGTCGGATCTGCGGTGAGAATATTCGAGTGGATCGATCTAGGGGTCTGCCCTGGCCACCCGCAGAACCTGACCGAGGCCATGTTCGCGGAGGTCTTCGGAGGCGACGACTTCGAAAAACACATCTGGAACGTCGGTTTCCTCCGTGACTTCGGCGGCTCGTTCGAGAACAAGTACATCGCCATCCACGCCGTGAGAAAACGGTAAGGACCCGCTCCAATGGAGTTTTGCCCCATGCCCCAGATGTCCCAGATCGCGCAGCTACTGGACTTTTTGGCTAGCCGCGGTCGCCAGGGGGTGACTGGGGCCACTGGGGCGAAGGGGGTGACGGGGGTCACCGGGGTGACGGGCGTCACCGGCTCTCCGGGGCCAGTTGGTGTGACCGGCGCGACGGGCGCCCCGTCGACCATCCCCGGCGCAACGGGGGTGACAGGGATTACTGGAACATCCGGCACCCCTGGGGGCGCCTCGGGGGTCACCGGCGTCACGGGAGTGACAGGGGTCACCGGACCGGCCGGAGGCCCTACAGGGCCGTCGGGTGTCACAGGTGCGACAGGGCCCACTGGTGTCAGTGGGGCGGCTTCATTTGTGGCCGGCACAACGGGAGTCACGGGCGCGACGGGCATCACCGGCGCCACGGGCCCTCAAGGCGTCACCGGAAACACTGGAGCAACAGGAATTGGAGCCACAGGGGTGACAGGCTCTACGGGCCCCTCTGGAGGTCCATCAGGGCTTCCGGGGACGACCGGCGCGACGGGTGTGACTGGCCCCGCGGGCGGTCCTACAGGGGTCAGTGGGCTCAAGGGCGTCACCGGGTCAACGGGGGTCACCGGCGCGACGGGCGCGGGGGTGACTGGAGCCACCGGTGTCGGCATCACCGGCGCGACGGGCGCCTCGGGGGCGACAGGCGTCTCGGGGCCCACCGGGGTTGGTGGAGCGACGGGCATCACAGGGGCCACTGGAATCACCGGCGCGACGGGTGTGACTGGCGCGGGGGTCACTGGAGCGACAGGAGTCACTGGCCCAGCCGGAGGACCCACAGGGCCCACAGGATCAACTGGGGTGACAGGCGTCACTGGCCCAGCCGGAGGTCCGACGGGGGTCACCGGGACGACGGGCGTCACCGGCGTCACAGGGGTGACTGGAGCCACCGGCGCAGCATCCTTCGTCGCTGGAGCCACGGGCAGCACCGGCGCGACGGGCATCACAGGCGTCACCGGTGCATCAGGAACTCCCGGTGGTCCATCTGGCCCCACGGGAGCGACAGGTCCATCTTCGACGGTTCCAGGAGTCACCGGAGCGACGGGCGCCACTGGGATTGGAGCCACAGGCGTCACGGGTGTTTCGGGCGTCGCAGGAGCGACAGGAGTGACCGGCCCCGCTGGGGGACCAACGGGCCCCACCGGAGCGACGGGAGCCACAGGGCCAGGTGGAGGACCGACTGGCGCCACAGGTGCATCAGGCGTCGCTGGTAGTAGTAACCTGTTCGTCTTCCAACCGGGAGGCGTCGCGAGCGGCAACGTCTACACCGTGTGGGCGACGCTCTTTGCTGCTGCCAATGCAGTCAATGGCCCCATCACGATCTTCTTCGACGGGTCGCTCAATGGCGGCGTCTGCACGATCACCGGCACAAACAACTTCTCCAATCCGGATGTTGTTTGGATTGGCGGAGATCTCGACGCACCTATCTCTACGACTGTGTCCTTCGCAAACGGGGCCACGTTCTCGACGATCAACGCACCTACGTACCGGTTCTTGAATCTTCAGAGCTTGAGCTCTTCTCCTGTTATGTCGTTCACGTCGGGGGGCTTCCACGGCGGGCTCTTCTACCAGACGTCGCTTGTCGACTACGCGTCACCGTTCTTTTCCCTCACTGGAGTGGGAACGCGGTGGGGCGCAGACTTCGACGAAGCGTCAGCCATCGGAGATGGGACAAACCCCGTTTTCATCATCGGTGCGGGAGCCACAGTTGACGTAGTTGCCTTGTCGCAAGCCACGGCTGATTCGAATCTCTTCACTGGAAGCGGAGTCGGCACTGTTTTCGTTTCTGATGTCTCTGCTTTCATCGGCAGCAATCCAAACATCACATTCCAGACGTTGGCAGCGCTTCTCGCCTATAACGATGGGATCGTTCCGGTGCCGAGCATCGGGAGCAATGTTCAAGTTGCACTTGACTACTTCAAGTTGCACTCCGGTGGCGCTACGGGACCAACAGGGCCCACCGGACCTGGCGGAGGAGCGACGGGTCCGACGGGCGTCACAGGGGTCACTGGCGCTGGCACAACGGGCGTCACGGGCGTCACCGGTCCCACCGGAATCTCAGGGCCAACAGGAGTCAGCGGCGCTTCTGGCTCGACAGGTCCCGTTGGCGCGACGGGCAACACGGGCGTCACTGGCACAACGGGACCCTCAGGCGCCTCGGGTCCAAGCGGCGTAACGGGGGCCACTGGGGCCCTTGGGACGGCCCCCTCGAATGCGGCGTTCACCCAACAGCAAGTGACCCTCAGCGACTTCACCGTCAGCACGGGGACCACCATCGCAGCGGCGCTGGTGACTCCACAGACGAGCGGTATCTTTCAGATCGATGGGACGCTCAAGCTCAACGCAGCCACAGCCGCCGATGCGATCTCGCTGATTGCATCGCTCGTCACGGGCACAAGCCTTGTGCTCTCAGGCGGCTCCGCAACGAATATCGGAACGGCTGGCGGAGCAGCTCTCAAGTACGCCGCAGGCTCACCGCTATCGGTGACGGGCGTCGGCCTTGGGTTCACGATCCTGTCGACTGCCGTGGAGGTGAGCCCCACCGGCAACTTCATGACCTTCTCGCTCGTCGCAACATGCGGCGCGCAGGCGCTCGGAACGCCAGTGGCTTTCCAGCTGGTGCTCTCCGATACCCTTGGCGGCAACGCCATCACCGCAGGGCGGCTCTCGATCATCATCAAGGAGGTCGTCGGCGCGGTGCAGGGACCGGCGGGCGCCACGGGCGTCAGCGGCGCGGGCACCACGGGCGCGATGGGCCCCACGGGCGTCTCCGGCACTACTGGCGCTTCGGGAGCTCCTGGTGGACCTACGGGCATCTCAGGCGTCACAGGAACGACAGGCGCTACCGGCCCCTCAGGCGCGACCGGGGTCACTGGACCGGTCGGCGCGACGGGCCTCAGCGGCATCACGGGGACCACCGGCACTACGGGCGTCACGGGTGTCTCGGGCTCCGGCGCGCAAGGGGTCACCGGTGTGACTGGCGCCAGCGGCACTCCGGGCATCTCCGGCGTCACAGGCGCCACTGGAGCCTCCGGAACCGCGGGCGTCGGTGGGCCTCCCTTCACCGCGGGCGCTGGAGCGGCGGCAGTCACCTTCAACGTCCAGCCATCGAACATCTCGGCGGTGTCGGCGAACTTCCGGATGCAGGTGACGCAGGGCAGCGCCTTCATCGCTGCCAACGATGGGAGCGCAAACCTCGTCGTCACCGAGAACGATGCGCAGATGACGGCCATCTCGGGGCCAGACATCAGCGGCATCGATGTCAACAACGCTCGTGTCAACATCACAAACACCGACGGCACCAACTCCGTCGCAGTGACTGCAGGGCCGGGGACCTTCAATGCCGTAGTGGCTGGCGGCACGTCGCTGTCGATGGACACCTCGACTGCGGCGATGCACGACGCGACCAACGTCGCCACTGTGGGTGTCGGAGCCGGTGTTGCAGCCATCGAGGCGCAAAGCGGAGCGATCCACAACCTCGTCGCGGCGACGACGGCGGGTGTGCTCACCAACGCGACCGATGGGACCAACACCGGTACCGTCAATGTCACACCGACGTTGATCACAACTGAGGTCGCGGCAGGCGCTGCCAACACGCAGATCAATCAGGGAACTGGCAATGTCGGATTGAGCGCGACCAGTGGCGGCGCTCCGACAACGTTCGCAGTGGCCCCAGCGGGCATTTCCGCGCTCGCACAGAGTGGTCCTGCAGCCACGACGATGAACCTCTCGTCGGGGACTTCAGGGCTTCGCGTGACGTCGACCAACCCTGGCGGGACGGCGATCAACGAGCTTGACGTTACGCCTGCGCAAGTGGAGCTGGCGTCGACCGACGCATCGGCGAACGAGAAGATGATCTTGTCCGTCACGGCACCGGCAGGGTTTTTGGCCAACGCCGACGCGAGCGGCAACCTCAAGAGTGGGCTCGTCCTAGCCAACTTCGCAGCGCCCTCGCTGGTCTACGGCTTCTCGAATCTCCCAACTGGCCAGGCGATTCGGGTGCTCAATCCAGTTGTGGGGGGATCGATCAACACACAACTTGCCAAGAAAGTCCCGTACTCCCAGTTTGGGCGCATCTCCGTTGTGAATACAGGTATCACTTTGGCCATCCCATTGCCTAGCTTGGCAGGGATGTACGTTGACATCTGGTCCACAATGAAGGTTGCCACAGCCAATTCAGGCGAGACGCAAGGGGACACATGGATTGAGCGTGGCTCGGCCGTTGCCAGTGCGAACTCGACTGGTGTTGTTACGATATGCCGCAGCTACAACGTGGCGGGTCTGATGCAAACCCCAACGACCCCCGTGATAGTCCCAGACACCAGCTTTACCCCTGGTACCAATATCCGCGGGACGGTCAACATCGGCGTCATGGCCAACACATTGTTTATAACGCTCACGTGCGGCATTACCGTGGGTGCAATCGGAACGATCGATATGACGATCTTTGCCGAAGCTTCCTACAACTGAAGGCTTTCGAAAAGGAGAGGAACATGGAAACAGACAAAGACAAACCACCGCGCAAACCGTACTCGCCGCCGAAGTTGACACGCTTGGGAACAGTGCGCGAGCTCACGCTGGGCGGGGGCGCGAGCATCCCGGACGCGGGCAGCATGCTCATGATGACCCCTGGTCGGTAAGCTACTTGTCGTCGACCGCGTGCAGCTCGGTGCGCTCGGTCATCTCGATGACGCCGTTCTCTCGGAGCTCTTGAATCAGGGCTTCGCCGCGTAGCTTGCCGAGTGCGCGGATGATCGACGCCTTGGAGAGGTTCTCCTGCTCCTTGGTCTTGATGACGAGCACCTTGCCGTCGGGGCGCACGGCGACGTCCTTGCCGGTGTTGTCGATGACCCACTGCTTCATCAGCGACTGGGCAGCCCCTTGCAGGCGATCGAACTGCGCGATGAAGTAGTGCAACTTGCCTACGTCGTCAGAGGTGACGATCGCGGAGCTTGCCTGGTCAAAGATCTGCGGTGGATCGCCGCGCACCAACTCGAAGTCGTTGCGGCCGTACTCGACGAGGTCTTTGAGCTCGATCCCAGCGCTGCGAGCCATCTCGAGCGCCTCACCGGCGCCCTTGATGTACGTCGAGAGCTGCAGCGGGCAGTCGTAGCGCGCGGAGCACACGCGGCAGCAGGGGCCACGGCGCATACTCCCGTCGCCTCGTCGAGCGAGTGCCTCGCTGAGCTGCTGGGCGTGCTTTCGCAGGTCTTTGACGGAGACCGCGTCGGCGTAGATGGCTGGCATCGAGCCGCGAGGGGTGTGCAGGACGGCGAGAATGACCTCCTCTTCGAAGACATCGACGCGCTCGCGTGTCTCTAGCCACACGGCGACGCCGAGGGTCCTCAACTGCGACACATCCTCCGGGACGGTAAAGAAATCGAACGGGTCTCTCCCCGTCTTGTAATCCATCACAAGCGGGAAGTTGGTGATCCGGTCTGCAGTCCCTGGGATCTCGACGAGCGCATCGACATCCTGGTAGACGTGGTCCTCAACGCTCGGCAGCTCGATGCGCCTCACCGTCAGTTCGTGCGGGTTGATCGCGAAGGCAACCTCGTTCTCGACCTTGCCGGCAGCGAAGTTGATGTTGAACTGGTTCTCCCCGCGCATCCAACGCTTGAGGAGACGTCGCGCAGCGCGAACGTGGCCCACGAGCTCAGAGGCAGCGCCGGGAATGTTCCACTTGCGCTCCATCTTGAGCACGACCGGTGTCAGCACGTTGACCTTCCACGTCGGCAGCTCCATCAGCTCGTGGAAGGCGCTGCCATACCGGGCCGGTTCGCCTGCCTCGTCGTCGGTGGTGATGCCGTCTTCGAAGGGCCGGGCGCACTGGATGAGTAGCTCGGACTTGGAGGCGGAGGCTTGGAGGGTCACTTTGTGTACCAGGGCGGCTGCGTTTCGGCAGGCATCCAGACAAGAGGCCTCGGCGACATGATCTCGAGGCTACGCAAGTAGTGGAGCTCGTAGCCGACCATCTCCCAAAAGAGCTCGGCGTTGATTTCAAGTTGTCGAACGGAAAACCACGGACGGTAGCGTGCGCGGGCGCTCACTTGGCCTCGAAGAGGATGCAGCCAAACTCCGCTGCGGTTCGAAGGCAAGCTCCAAGTCCGTCGCGTTGCACAACAGCAAGCGCGATGGCATCATTCTCTGGCTCCCAGAAGCGCTGGACGATTGTGGTGCATTCGCCCTTGCTCGGTATGGAGCCCCAGTTAGCTGGGAAGACCCAGTGCTTGCAGTTTTTGCACGTGCTGTCCTTGATACTCTGCAGCGCTTCCTGCGCGAGCTTGAGTGAGTAGCCCACATCGCCGAAGTCGTTGACGTCGTCAGCGAACTCCTTGTTAGCAGCGGCGAGGGCCTTGTCTACGAGATCGCTCACTTGGTCCCCCATCCGCACCAGCAGCTTCCGCGCGACTGCGTGCTGAACGAGTGGCCGTTCGAACACCGGAAGCGATGCGTCGTCACGTTGCTGTCGTGGGTGTGCAGCTTGCCGTCTTCGTCGTAGAACGACGGGCAGTGCATCAGCGTGGACATCGAGCCGCCTTCGGTGACGGTGCTTCGAAGTCCTTGCTGCTTGCAGGCTTCGCAGATCACGTGCGTTCTCCTTTTTCGTCAGCGCTCTTGGCGAGTGCGCTAGACACCCTCAGCTCTAGCTGGCATCCTGGCCGCTCGTCAAGGCGCCGCTCGCCGAAGTTCAACTGGGCGCCTTCGGAGGTTGTCGGATGGAAGACGATCTGGGTAAGCGCGCGCTCGCATTGCTCGTCGCGCACGAGGGGTGTGCCTCGCAAAACTACGACGCCGAATCGGCGTGCCCTGAGTGCCAAGGCTGGCAGGACTACGATGAGGAGACCTTCCACCACGAAGACGGCTGCGAGTGGTTTGCCCTCATCCAAGCCTCCGGTCTTCCACGGAAGTCCTGGAAGTTCTGATGCCTGTCTCGCTCATTCGCGACTACCCGTGGACCGACGCGGGCAACAGCGAGAGGCTCATCAAGGAGCACGGGGAGAACGTCCGGTACATCGACGCGTGGGAGAGCTGGATCTCCTGGCACGGCAACCGTTGGGAAGTTGACAAAGGGTACCTCTACCGGATGGCGGAGCTGACTGCCCGCAAGATGCACGCCGAGGCCGACTCGCTGAAGATCCGCGAGGGAGACAAAGCGTCGCAGGATGAGGGCTTCAAGAAGGCCGCCAAGGTGTTCGCCAGAAAGAGCGAGAGCGCAACGGCCATCGAGGCGATGATCAAGCTGGCTCGCTACCGCGCTGGTGTCGCGCTGGCCCACACGAAGCTCGACGGCAACGCGATGATCCTCCCAGTCAAGAACGGGACGGTCGAGTTGAACAACGGCGCGGTTCGCAACAGCAAGCGTGAGGACTACGCCACCCTCACCATCCCGATTCGATACGACCCCCTGGCGCTCTGCCCGCTTTGGGAGGCGTTCCTGCTCAAGGCGATGGGCGGCGATGTCGAGATGGTCGACTTCCTTCAGCGCTGCGTGGGCTACTCCCTCACCGGATCGGTAGGAGAGCATGTCCTCTTCTTCTGCCATGGACCGAAGGGGATGAACGGCAAGAGCACCTTTCTCAACATCCTACGGGAGCTGGTTGGCGGGTATGGCGCCGCAGCACCGAGAAAGCTTCTTTTTCAGGGGATCGGCGATCGTCACCCGACCGAGCTGACGACGCTCTTCGGCAAGCGTGTCGTGACCTGCAGCGAGGTCCCCGAGGACCAACGCTTCGACGAGGCGTTGCTCAAAGATCTCACAGGCGGCGAACGAATCTCAGCGCACCGCATGCGTGAGGACTTCTGGGAGTTCGAACCGACCCACAAGCTCTGGCTCGCTGGCAACCACAAGCCGGTCATCACCGGGACCGACGGCGGGGTGTGGCGGCGCATCATGCTCATCCCGTGGGAGGTGACCATCCCGGAGGGTGAGCGCGACTTGAACTTGACCAAGAAGCTGCGAGTCGAGATGCCAGGCATCCTGGCGTGGGCGATACGCGGGTGCATGGCGTGGCAGAAGCGCCGGCTCGACCCGCCCGGGTCGGTGCAGAAAGCGACGCGGCAGTACCGCCGTGAGAGCGATCTCCTTGGCATGTTCTTCCACCAGTGCACCGTCTTCGGTGCCGAGGAGCGTGTCGCCAAGCGCAAGCTTCGCCAGTCCTACGAGCAGTGGTGCGAGGAGATCGGCACCACCCCCCTGGGCCCCATCAAGTTCTACCGGCGCCTTCGGGAGAAGGATTGCTCGGACACGAGCGTCCGGGAGACCAAGATGGGCCCGGCTGACAAGCCCATCTCGGGCCCTCCGGTGGACGGCTGGATGGGTGTGCGCCTGTCGTCCAAGGCGGAGCGCGCGGCCCTCAAGCGGTGGGACCCGGGCGAGTTGTAGGGAGGGTTTTCGCGGCGTAGTGAGAAAGTAGTGACCTTTTTTTCGGAACTCACTACAGACTTTTCTCGTGTTTTTGGCTGTAGATCTTATTTGTAGTGAGTGTAGTGACAAAAAATACACCTATAGACCGTATGATCACAAAAAGGCCTCATATGTATATAGCCGCTAAGGTCCGGAAAAAGCTCACTACACTCACTACAACGACTTCAACATCTCGAGATGACTAGGGAAAGTCCGTAGGGACTTCCGAAAAAAAGGCCCCTACGAGCTCCCTACGCGCCCTACAAAAGGAGAAAACGTCAATGAATCTGAGAACATCGCCACTAGCCGGATGGGTCATCACACAGCTGGAGGGCAAGTCCTACCTTGGCAAGCTGGCCACCCCTATGCCGCTGCCGCCGGGCGATGGCCCCATGACCCTCAACCCCGTCTACGAGTACGCCCTGGTGCCCGTCCAGACGCCCCAGGGCATCGCCGCGCAGCCGACCATCAAACCCCCCTTCGGGTTGATGTCGGTGCGCTCACTGACCCTGCCACGGCCCGGCATATGGGTCGCTGGCGAAGCCCTCAACACCGAGGAGCAGCAGTACCTCGCCCAGCTCATCGAGCAGACCGAGAACGCCATCCGCGCGCAGAGCGCCCAGGCCGCCGGTCTGACGTTGGCGCCGGCCAACGCGAAGCTGCCGCCGATGCCTGGGTTGGGCAATGGAGGCCGGCGGTGAACCGCCTCACGGCGCCCATGGACGAAGCGCAGAAGCGCTCGCTAGCGGCGCGCGGGGCCGTCTGTCGTCCCATCGGATGGACCTTGTACGGCCGCCGCAAGTGGCTGCGCATCCACCGCGATGCGCGCCGTGGAGCGCCGCTCGACATCACGACTTACCTCCCGCCGGTGGCCCGCGAGGTCTGGGGGCCCCAGTGACCCTCCGGCTGCCCATCGAGCGGTCTCGCTTCCTAGAAGCGCGCTTCGGCGAAGGCCATGGATCGCCTCACCATCGCGGTGATGGGCCCTGCCTACCGGCGTCAGCGGTGGCTCGACTGCGCCCACTGCAAGATCCCCATGCTGTGCCGCGGAAAGCCGGGGGATGTCATCGAATGCGGCGCCTGCCACTTGCTCACGAGCATCCCGCAACCGCGCGGAGTTTCTGGAACTTGACGTCATCCACGAAGCTTCGTAGGCTTCAACTTGTCGAGTAGGTCCATCAGGTTACTCCTAACCCTCCAGATCACTCGGTCGTTGCGAAGAGCGACGGATACGCGCTAGGCGGGGCCCCATCAGGCGAGGTGGGGCCCCGCTGTTTTTTTGTGCGCAAGCTGATAGCTTGACGACATCAACCCACTTGCTTCGGCGTTTGGGTGAAGAGGCCGCCGGTAAGGTGGCCTTCTTCTTTTTTGTCACTCGTGGCGCTTTTGTTCCCAACACGCTTGACGACTTCAAGTTGCAAGCGCTAGGGTCTCCCTTCCCAACTTCGGTGATGTCGGTCTAGCGCCCGACCCTGAAGTTGAAGTTCAAAAAGGAGACACATGCTCATGGCGATAGAAACGCCGCAACGTCCTGCGTCCGCATCGCCTGCGGTTGCAGTGAAACCGAAACCAGTCATCGCGCAACCGGCGCGGTTGGTGGTCATGAAGGCCAGTGAGATGGCAGGGAGCAACTACCTGCGCATCCTACTGCTGGGCTTCCAAAAGATCGGCAAAACGACCGCGGTGGTCGCCACCTCCCCGCAGCCAGTCTTTGTCATCAACACCGACCAACCCAATTCGCTGGAACCCGCGCTCGACTTCAACAACGAGTTCCTTCACACGTACGTCAAGTCCTCGGAGGAGATGAACCAAGCCCTGGAGCTTGCGAGGCAACTAGTCAAGAACAAGGAAGTCCAGACAGTCGTCTGGGACACGATGAGCGGCTTCTCGCCCATCGTCGAAGCTGAAGCCTTCAAGGCAACGCTCACCAGCAACGGCAAGGAGGATGGCCGCAAGGCCTCGCCTCTTTACCGGAAGACGATGCGCGCAAACGTCAAGCGCCTCTTGAACTTGAAGTGCCACGTCGTGGTCATCTCGCACTACCTCGATGCGGGGGGCTCTAGCGACGAAGACGATGCGAAGGACGAAAACGGCAAGGCGGTCAAGAAGACCGCCAAGGCTGGCCCTGGAATCGTGCCGATGCTCTATGGCGCCTTCCGCGCCGAGGCAGGCACGCTCTTCGACGACGTAATCTTCATGGAGAAGCAGGTCACTGGCCCTGGTCAGGAGCAGCGTTTCTTCGTCACGGGGCTCGATGGTGTGTTCGGCCCAGGTTGTCGGTCGCTCAGCGGCAATCAGACCATCGTGGCGGACATCAGCAACTTTTTGAAGTTGGCGGAGAAGAAGCGCGCCGAGCGCCGCGCTGGCCTAGCGCCAAGGTCGCTCACCTCTGGACTGCCGAAGCCGGTGGCGCGATGAGCGTCGAGATGAAAGACGTCACGGGCACCCCACGCCCTCGGCGTGACATCGAGGCCGCCTTGAAGTTCGTCGAGGCGGACATTGTCCACAACGCGATGCGCATGGGCCCCGCCGATACAGGCCCAGCGATCATGCACCTCACAGTCATCCGCGATGTCCTACGGGCAGCGCTCGAGGCTTCGCGATGATCGGCCTAGGACGCGCGGTCGAATTCAAGCGGGCCTTCATCATCTCGCCGCTCTCCGGTGATGTCGTACGCAACATCCAGTACGCGAAGAAGTGCATGCATGACGCATTTGCGCGAGGCTACGCGCCCTTCGCCGGGCACCTCCTCTACCCGCAGGTGCTCAACGACAACGACCCGAAGGAGCGCATGTTCAGCATGAACGCCGCGTACGCGTTCCTCGAGACTTGCTCGATCGCGCTCTGCTACCTCGACCTCGGCGCCAGCACGGGCATGGTCGCTGACTGTCTCAAGGGAGCCGAGTTGAAGGTCCACATCGAGTACACGTCCATCCTCGGACACATCCCCCGTGTGGATGCAATCCACGGTCTAGCGTTGCCGCACTCGCATATGCCGTGCGCGACATGTCAAGTTGAACAAGAAAATCAAAAATGAAGGCATGCGTCACATGCGGTGCGCCCGTACCGCCGCAGAGGAAGTTCGAGTCCCAGGCTCGCTTTGCGCGACGCGTGTACTGTTCGCAGCTGTGTGCCGTTCGCACCATCTTGAAAAAGCGCATGACGCCAATGCGTCAACGCTTCGAAGAGAAAGTCGACAAGAATGGGCCGATCCCATCGCACTGTCCTGAACTTGGACGTTGTTGGGTGTGGATGGGACAAATCGCTCACGGCTACGGTCGTTTTCGATACGAGTTGGAGTCACTTGCGCATCGAGTGAGCTACATCCTCTACGTCGGCCCCATCCCTGAGGGATTGAAGATCTGTCATCATTGCGACAACAAGGCGTGTGTGAACTCGGTACATGTCTACGCGGGTACAACGCTCGACAATAGTCGCGATCGTTGGGCACGCTGCAAGCGTCGCATCTCACTGGACAACATTGTCGTGTTGAAGGCTCTTGTAGCCATCGGCATGCCAAAAGCAGCTGTCGCTCGGTCATTCGGACTGAGCTCGGCGAGTGTTGGGTACTACGTGCTTCGAAGACAAAGGAGTCTCTAATGGTGGACGTAATTTCCTATGCCCCGATCGACTACGATGCGGAGAACATCCCGCCCGACGCTCCCCCGGGCGCCTGGCGTGCGACCGCGACGGCGAAGGCGGCGAAGACGAGCAAGGACTCGCTGCCGATGATCGTCGTCGACTGGGAGCTCGACTCCGCCTACGACGACGAGAACGAGGGCTTTGTCGGCTCGCGCGTGTCCGACTTCCTGACCTTCTTCCCCGACACGCGCGTGCAGGCGGCGCGCATGAGCAAGGTGCGCCTCAAGGGCTTCTGCACCAAGCTTGGCATCCCGCTCTCGGTCATCCCCAAGCACATCGCATCGTCCGACGACTTCGCCGACTTCATCGCGGCGATCGACGGCCAGCAGGCCGACATCTGGACCGTGCACGAGACGCAGGTCAACAAGGAGACCAACGAGGAGATCGTGCGCGTCAAGGTGCTCTACAAGGCCCCCGGCTCCACCGGCTCCGCGCTCCCGCCCGTCGTCGAAGCCGGCGCGGGCGAGGAGGAAGAGGAGGAAGAGCAGGAGGAAGAGGAAGAGGAGGAAGAGACCGCAGCTGCGGCTACGCCTCCCGTGCGGGCAGTCCCTGCCGCCAAGCCGGCGGCTGCGAAGCCGGCCGCTACGAAACCTGCTGCAAACGGCAAAAAGGCCGCGGGCGGCCGACGCTGATGTAGACGCTTCCCTCGCGAGGCCCGTAGGGCATTACGGGTGTCGCAGGGAATCGGCGTCCTCGGCGCCGTGGCAGACCGTCGGGACCAGCCGCTCCAGCTGGTGGTCTGTAAAGGGGTTGCTAGCCCTCCGAGGGCTTATGGGATTGGCTGCCAGCGTGTCAGGCAGCTCGGGTGACCTGCGCGCATTGCAGGGACCGACGTTCGACTCGTCGGCGATCCTCGGAGAAACTTCAACATGAACATCGGTGGAGCCGTAGAGGCACTGAAGCACGGTATGCACGTGGAGCGCGTTGGGTGGAACGGCAAGGGCATGTTCCTCTATCGCGTCGAGCGGCGCGAGGGAGGCGCCATGATCGGCAAGTTCGCTGTCTTCTCGCCGTTCATCATGATGGTCACCGCGCAAGGCGAGCACGTGCCATGGCTTTGCTCGCAGACGGACCTTCTTGCCGAGGACTGGCAAGTCGTATCGTGACCCTCCTCTCGCTCTCCCCTGATCAGGCACGCGCCTGCGAGACCATCCGCACCTGGGTTCGTGACCGATGCGACACGTGGCGCGAAGGTGTTCCAGGTGAGATCCTCAAGCTAGCCGGCTACGCTGGATGTGGAAAGACTACCGTCCTCGGCGTGCTCGCTAAAGAACTTGAAGATGAAGGTATTCTGGTGGCCTACGCCACCTTCACTGGTCGGGCTAGCACCATTCTCAGTCGAAAGCTGACCGACCAGGGCGTCGTCACCGCCAACCGCCTCAAGGCGAGCAACCCGCGCGCACTCGAAGGCAAGTTCGCCAAGTTTTTCCTCAACGAAGGTGAGGAGCGCATGGCGTTTTGCGGAACGCTCCATCGCCTTCTCTATGCGCCGATGATCAACGAGAACACCGATGAGCTCCTAGGCTGGCGAACCCGCCAGACTCTCGATCGCCGCTACGGCCTCATCGTGGTCGACGAGGCGAGCATGGTGGGCGACACGATGCTCGCTGACATCCGGCGCCATGGAGTCCCCATCCTGGCCGTCGGCGATCATGGCCAATTGAGCCCCGTCAAGGACGTGGGGTCACTCATGAAGGACCCGGACATTCGCCTCGAGAAGATCCATCGGCAGGCGGAGGGCAACCCGATCATCCAGCTGTCGAAGGTGATTCGGGAGACGGGGCGGCTCGATCGAAGTCTCGGAAGCACAGCGCTCGAAGCGAAGATCAAGTTCGGTACCCGTGCGCAGCTTGGAGATGCCTTTCGACTGGCTCTTCGCGGCATCGATAGCGGTGTGCCTTCAGAGCGCATCCTCGACGTCGGGGCTCTCTGTTGGACCAACAAGACGCGCATCACAACCAATCGCATCATCCGTAAGGCGCTCAGCTACGTCGGTGCCCCCAAGGGAGGTGAGGCGCTCATGTGCTTGCGCAACAACAATGATGCCGAGATCTCCAACGGCATGCGCGGAGTCTTACAGCGCGACGGCGACCAACTTGGCTACAAGCTCGATGTTGAACTTAGCTTCCCATACGAAGAGGTCCATGGCGACTTCGAGCTGTGCGGCTACCAGTTCAATCGCGAGAAGACCTTCGCCAACGTCGAAGAGCTCCAGCGGATGGTCCCTGGTCTCAAGCGCATGAGCGAGGCGGGGCTGCTCTTCGACTTCGGCTACTGCGCCACGGTTCACAAGTTCCAGGGAAGCTCCTTGAAGCACGCGATCGGTGTTCTTGACCGACCAGCCAACCCGGGCGACAGCGAGTATCGACGCTGGCTCTACACGCTCGTCACACGCGCGAGTGAACGGCTAACGCTTCTGACTTGAAGTTGGAGACCCGCAATGAGCCACTGGTTCATAGACAACGAAGCGCGAAATGTCATCTGTCGTGACCTCGAGCGCGTCGAGCTTCCGGACGAAGGCTACGCACGCCGCGTTGCACATGCATTGAACGCGACGGCGCTTGAGGAGCGCTCTGCGCAGCTTGGCGCGGCGCTCCGTCGAGAGCAGCAACAACACGAACGGATCTCTGGGTTGATCGTCGAAGTCGATGAGGCACGTGACGGCGAACCAGAGAAGTTGCAGCAAAGCTACGCCTTGGGTCGGCGCGATGCCAAACGCGAAGCGATGAAGATCATCGACCGCTTTCGTCTCGAGCACAGCGGTCAGCTGATGACCGTACAGAGCATCCTCATCGCGATGGTCGAGGCAATCGAGAGGGAAGCATGAACCTCTACATGCGCATGAACGTTCACAACCGCGCTGTCTCCAAGGTCGGCTACCGCGTCGCATGGCTTGCATCGCAACATGACATGAACGCTATCGCAGCACGTCGGTGGTCCAAGTTGAACATCCCTACGGATCTCGATAAGGCCTACGTGCTGGCTGACATTCACACGCGCGCTGAGGCACGAGCTGCACAGTGGCGCGGCACGTACCGCCTCAGAATGATGACTGTGTGGCAGAAGATTCTTCTCTTCAGCGCGGGTGGATTAGCGGCGCTCGGAGCCATCGGGTGGATGCGGTACAGGAGACACTCATGAAAACGATGTACTTCAACTTCAAGTGCAACACGTGCGGTGCCGAAGCAGTCAATGTGCCGTTCGCGCCTGACGGTTGGATGTCCGGCTCCATCTCGACCTACTACACACCAGGCGGGAAGAAGCAGGCCGAAACCAACGATGATCTACATGTCTGCTCGCAAAGGTGTGCCGCCGCGTTCGCGCAGAATGCATTCGCGGTGGCATCCAAAGGGGATGTCCACGGCATCAACACGACGTTCTTCTTCATGCATCGGCCATGAAAGTGCGCACCTGCCATGCTCGTTGCTGCACTGTCCCGGTGCCGCCCGAGCTATTGATGTGTAGACCCCACTGGTCGGCTGTCCCAAGACGTCTCCAGCGCGACGTCCTCGCCAACTACCGCCCCGGCCAGTGCGTCGACAAGGATGTCTCCATCGCCTGGCTTCACGCTGCGACCGCTGCCATCGGCTTCGTCGCTATGCGCGAAGGCGTCCCACTGACGATCAACGAGTGCGAGCTCCTGGTCCTCAAGGGCTACCGCGTTTCGCTTCTGCGTGAGCTCGTGCGGCGCAAGGGCGAGGCTTGGCGCGCGGCGGGCGAGAAGTTCCTCGACGACTGTGCAGCTCGCCGTTGGGTCCCACGCATCTGGACTGGCGAGCAAGGCAAGGTCGTCGAGATGCCGGGCAACGAGAAGAAACCCAAGGCCAAGCAGCGACGCTGGCCGACAGAGAAGCCGCGCGCCACGCGCATCGCGAAGAACAAGCGGCGCAGCGCATGAAAGTTCTCGTTTGTGGAGGTCGCGACTTCACCGACTCGGCGTGGCTCAACCGCGCCCTCGACCTCCTCAACACCAAGACGCCCATTACCTTCATGGTCTTCGGCGGCGCCAAGGGTGCCGATCAGATGGCCGCGACCTGGGCCCGCGCCCGGAACATCCCGCACAAGGTCTACGTGGCGCAGTGGACCAAGTACGGTCCCGCAGCAGGGCCGCGGCGCAACCAGCTGATGCTTTCGGCCGAGCAGCCAGCGCTCGTCGTGGCCTTCCCTGGAGGCGCCGGCACAGCGGACATGATGGCCAAAGCCCGATCCGCGAACGTGCGCGTCGAGGTCGTCGTGCGTGAGAAGGTGGCTCTGAAGGTCATCCAGGGAGGTCTGGCCAACCCGTTCGCTAGCGGCACTGCTCTCCGCCAACGGCCACCGCCGCCGGGCCGGATGACCACCAAGGACGCCAAGGCCCTCGGCGCTCTCTGCGACATCTGCCCGCTCTCCAAGGGCAAGCTGGCGCCCCTGATGGTGCCGGCGTCTCGCGTCACCGACCCCAAGTTCATCATCGTCGGCGAGGGCCCTGGGCGTGTCGAGGACGCTCAAGGTGTCCCATTTTGCCTTGGACCTAGCACGTTGGTGCTCATGTCCAATCTGACATGGAAGACACTCGATAAAGTTCAAGTTGGCGATGAGATCATCTCAGTCAATGAAGAGGCGCCAAATGGCGCTGGGGTGTCCAAGCGTCTTGCACGAAAGTTTGAGCTAGCGCGTGTGACAGCCAAGTATGAGCACGTACGGCCAGCTTGGAAGTTGAAGTTTGCTTCTGGCATGACGTTGGTGGCTACAGAAGACCATCGGGTCTTGGCGGCTTACAAGTTGAACCGCCTCGGTTCTAGGACAAAGCGACGCTGGTTGCGCGTAGACCAACTGATGTGCACGTCGAAAAGGGGATCGAGTGTCGCCTCCATAGGGGTGCCGTGGAGCTCAGATGTCTCACGTGATGCTGGATGGCTTGCGGGTTTTATGGATGGCGAAGGGTTTGTCGCGGGATCGAAGTCACTTCGAGTTAGACGAGCCGGTGAGATCGGTTTCGTGCAAAACGCTGGTCCGACCTTCGATCATGCACTTGTCGTTGCAAAACGCTTAGGCTTTGCGCTGAGAGCTAATGAGAAGCACCGATCTTTGCTCTCCATCAACGTTTCGATGCATGCCAAGTTCGCTGGAGGCACACTTGCATCGATGTGCGCCTTGGGGCGTCTTCGTCCTGTTCGCCTACTTGAAGACTTCAAAAAAGTTGTAGGGCGTATCTCTACGCGCAAGCTTCCTGTAGACAAGGTGTTGTCAAAGACCTTCGTCGGCGAACGTAGGGTCATCGACATCACCACGACTTCAGGCACATTCATCGCCAACGGTCTGATCGTTCACAATTGCGGTCCGACCGGCCAGTTCCTCAACCGGCTCCTGCAAGAGGCCCGCATCGATCGCCGGCAGGGCCACATCGCCAACGTCTCGCTCTGCCGCGGCGACACCGACAAGGAGAAGCAGCGGGCGGCCGAGTGCTGCTCCCCACGGCTCCTCCGAGAGCTCGCCGAGCTGCCGGCCGACATCCCCATCATGACGCTCGGCAAGCTCGCCATGAAGCCGGTGCTCGGCATGGCGAGGCTCTTTCTCGCCCGGGGCTTCTACTGGAAGGCCCCCGAGATCGACGAATCGACGGTCAACGCGGCGCTTCGCAAGAGCGCAAAGGTCAAGCACCCCGATCTGGTGCGCAAGGCGCAAACCATCGAGGGTCGGTCGAAGCTCGCTGGGCGTGTTGTGTTGCCGACGGTCCACCCTGCGTTCGTCCTGCGTGCCGACGTCTGGAAGCCGGTCATCCAGGCAGACGTCCGTCGCTTCGGGCGGGTCCTGCGCGGAGAGCTCACCGAGGCGACGCTCGTCGACAAGCGCACACCGTACAAGGTCTACGCCAAGCCGGAGAACGTTCGGCGCTTCCTCGCCAAGTTCAAGTCGACGGTCGCGATCGACATCGAGAGCGATGGTGTTGACCCATTGATTCTCAATGTGCTCTGCGTTGGCATCTCCGACGGCGAACGCACGCTCGTCATCGGTCCATGGGACCCGACCATCCATGCGGACATCCTCACCGCCGCGCTCAAGAAGCGCCGGGCGGTCTTTCACAACGGCGTCAACTTCGACATCCTGGCCCTACGAAAAGATGGCGTCGTCATCGACGATGACAGCATCGACGACACGATCATCGCCCATCACGTCATCGGCTCCTGCTACCCGCAGCGACTGGACCACTGCGTAAGCGTCTATCTGGATGCGAGTCCGTGGAAGATCAAGTTCGGACGCAAGGGCGCCGAAGAGAAGGGCATCGCGCCCAAGCACATGGAGCCCAAAGAGCTCTACATGTACAACGCGGCCGATGCGGTATTGACGATCAACCTGTGGGACGCGATGCAGGATGACCTCGCGAAGTACCGCGACATCTACGCGCACGACATGCGCCTCGCGCGCATCTCGCTCGGTCTCATCGCCACCGGCGTCGGTGTCGACGTCGAGCGCCGCGAGTTTCTGCGCCAGAAGATGCGATTTCGCGCCAACGCCCTCAAGGGGATGATGCGCAAGTTGGTGAAGAACTCCAAGTTCAACCCAGACGTCCACTCACACGTGAGACAGGCGCTCTTCAAGCGCTTTCACGCGCCAGTGCTGATGCCGACGCCAACCGGCCTTCCCTCGACGGCCTCAGGGACGCTCGAGGTCTACCGCAACAACGGGACCAAAGCAGGGACACTCTGCGATCTGGTCCTCAAGCACCGCGCCGTCACGAAGTCCCGGTCGACGTACATCGAAGCGCTCACCGTCACCGAGGTGTCCGGTTTGGGACCGCGCATCCGGGTCAACTGGAAGGTCTATGGGACTCCTACCGGAAGGTGGAGCTCTCGACTCCAGTCAGTCCCCCGGCCGGAGAAGACACTCCAAGGCAAGTTGCTGCTCGAGAGCCGCTGCCGAGAGATCTACGTCGCTCGCCCAGGGACGCGGTTCGTCTACTTCGACATCTCGCAGGCCGAGGCCCGCATCGCGGCGTACATCTCCGGCGACCCGGCGTTCATCGAGACCTGCAAGGGTGATGTCCACACCGGCAATGCCTGCGCCATCTTCCCACAGTACGAAGAGATCATCCGAGGGGATACGAAGGGTCGCGGCAAGCCGTACCGCGACGTCGCCAAGAACTTCATGTTCGGCATCGTCTACGGCGCCGCCGCCGACACCATCCACAAGTTCCTGCTCGCCAAGGGCTTCAAGGTCACGCTCCGCGAGGTCAACAAGCTGCTCGACTTGCTCCGCAAGAAGTACCGCGTCTACTTCAGCTACGTCGATCGCAACGTGCGCTTCGTCGAGAAGCACGGCTACCTCATCAGCCCGTACCTCTTTCGACGCCGGCAGTTCGGCTTCCACCCCAAGCCGGAGGAGGTTTACAACATGCCTCCGCAGAGCGGCGTCGCCGACGAGATGAACATGCGGCTGCTCGAGATCACGGATCAACTGCCGTCGAACGACATCTTGCTCGCAGGGCAGTTCCACGACGCGGCGGCCTTCGAAACCCCGCTGGCCCTCGTCGATCCGATGCAGGACCTGCTCAAGCGCGTGTGGGCTCGGCCCTCCGTCATCCCCAAGAGCATCATCTGCGCAAACGGAGCCGAGTTCATGTTGCCGATCGACTTGAAGGTCGCTGACCGATTGAGCGAGCTCGCATGAAAAGCGACAAGCCGTTCACCGAGATGCTCCGCAAGCTCGTCAACTACGCCGACGAAGCTGAAGAGGATCCGCGTTGGGCCTCTGCGATGCGCGACATGCTAGCGAGTGGTCAGACGTTCTTCTCGGTCAAGCAAGCACTCTACATCTGTGAGATCTACGGGAAGGTCTTCGACGAGCCGCAGTACACCAACGACGTGAGCGCGGGGAGAGTTCCTGTGGGCGAGGCGCTTCGCACAACGATTCCTGACGTACTTCGCAAGCCGCTTCCGCTGAAGCCCCCAGGGCGTCGATGATGGCCACCGACTCTCTCTGGAAACGAGGTCTTCGCGCGCGCGACGTCGCGAAGATGGAAGCGGAGAACCGCAGCGCTGCGGCTCGTCTCGCGCTCGCAAGCCTGCTGCTAAGAGCTGGCTACAACGTGAGCCTGGTGACCATCCACACCTGGAGCCGTGAGACGCAGGGGCGGGCGTACTTGTGGGCGCGCGCGTTTGTTGATGGGCGGGAAGACCTTCCTGCGCCACCGTTTGTTGTGGAGGCGAGCCGATGAGCGACGATCCAAACATCGAAAACTTCATCGACAACGTTGTCCTTTTTCCAGCTAAGGAGCCGCCGAAGCACAACTGCGTCATGTGCGGTTGGCACATGCCACATAAGTTCCAGCACAGCATCAAGCTCCCTGCAGGCTACGTGGTGACAATGAGCAACGAGTTCAAGTTGGAAGTGAGCTCGCACTTCGAGTGCCCAGACTGCGGCAACATGATCGTCGTAGGATCCGTCTTCGACGAGAAGCTCCTCACGAAAAAAGGAAAATGACCGTGTCAAAACTTCAACATCAAGTTCTCGAGTTCCACCGCGCCTTCGAACATCCGATCGCCGAGTCGCCGACCATCCCGCCGGAGAATCGAATCCGCTTCCGGCTCATGTTCCTACTTGAGGAGCTGCTCGAAGGGTTCGACGCGGTGCTCGACTTGGATCAAGCCGAGGGGTCTCCGCGAACTGCGCTCGAGGGCGCTCGTGAAATACTCAGCTTCGTCGTCGAACACACTTCGATCAAGGTCGACCTCCCGCTCTTCGCCGACGCGCTCGCGGATCTCGACTACGTCGTCGAGGGTACCCGTCTCGAGTTCGGCCTCAACGGCGATCCCATCGCCGACGAGGTGCATCGCGCCAACATGGCGAAGCTGCACGACGGCAAGATCGTCAAGCGCGAGGACGGCAAGACGCTCAAGCCCGAAGGCTGGACGCCACCGGACATCGCAGGGGTCATCGAGAAGCAATGCCGTGGCATCCGATCGCTGATGGATTGGGAGCACATCAACCATATCGGGTTGAAGGAACGTGCTCGTGCGCTGCCCGAGATGACGCCGCAGCAGAAGGCCGAGCAGCGTCTTGACTGGTCCTACGGCAATCTCGCCATCGATGGCCGCGCTCAGCGCGCCTCCTTCAAGCGCCACGCAATGCTGCCACTCGGCGACTTCGGCTGCGGATGGACTGAAGAGCAGTTCGACGTGTGGGCGAAGGACAAGGAATGGAGGACGCCGTAATGGAAAGCGAACGTCACGCGTTCATGCGCAAGCTCTTGAAGCTCTGCGTCGAAGCAGGGGTCGCCCTCGTCAGCACGTCGGCGCTGGACGTCCGCAATGCGGACGGCGATTGGATCACAACTCTCGTCATCAACGTGTACGGGAAGACAGCCTCAGGCTTCTGGGACGGTGAGAAGCACGAGGTGTGGCTGTGAAAATCCCGTTCGAAGTGCAAACTGAAGCATCAGCTGCGCTAGCCGGCACCTTGGCCACATTTTTCGGCGTCTCACGCATGCCGTTAGACGAGACCATTCGCGCATGCGTCGCGTGCGCTGTGTACGCGTGCAAGCGCTCTGGCTTGTCAGTCGACATCATCAAGCAGATCGCAGAGGAGCTCGACAAGACGCCTTTGCCACCGGAAGGCGGAGAGCCATCATGAACCGCCCCCGTCGCGCTCTGCTCCTCGACACCGAGACCACAGGAACCGACCCCCAGAAGGATCGCATCATCGAGATCGCCGTCTGTCTCTACGATCTCGCCCTGGGCAGCCCCATCGCCGTCTTCTCCGCGCTCGCGCGCAGCGAGACCAACGCCGCCGAGCATGTCAACGGCATCTCGGTAGCGCTCCTCTCGCAGGCATTCGAGCAAGAGCGCGTCTGGGTTGGCGTCTGTGACCTGATGGCCCATGCCGATGTCATCCTCGCGCACAAGGCTTCCTTCGACAAAAGCTTCGTCGAGGCCGACGCTGGCTTTCAGGAGATGTGGAAATCAGAGCCCAAGGCGCTGCCGTGGATCTGCACCCACTCGCATATCACCTGGCCGGGTGTCGAGGCGGGGGCCAAGACGAGCAACAACCTGACTTCGCTCGCTCTCTCGTACGGCGTCGGCGTTCTCAGCGCCCACCGAGCGCTAATCGATGTCGACACCCTCGCCCGCGTGCTCACACGCCTGAAGGAACGTGGGACGGACCTGCAAGCGCTCGTTGGTGCTGCAATGGCCCCGCGCGTGAAGCTCCAAGCTCTCGTCTCCTTCGAGAACAAGGACTTGGCCAAGGCCGCTGGCTTCTCCTGGGAGCCAACTTCAAAACGGTGGATGAAAGACTGCACAGCCGATGAAAAGTTCAACTTCAAGACGAAGGTCGTGGTAGGGTAGGTCTCCATGGCTGAGTCGTTTCAGAAGTGGGCTATCTCCAGGCTTCTTGTTGGGGCCACGCAGAAGGAGTGGCTCTACCCAGACAATAAGTGGGGCGATGGTTTTGAAGGGCGTACGACCTTCCATCACGCTCGCGGACGCGCCGATGCCCACATCGCCGTGTGGAGCAAACGTAGAGACAGCGCAGGGCCCACCTACAAGGTCGTGCGAATCACCGTGACTCGCAAGGAATCGCAGCGGGCCTGAAAGCGGCTGGAGCCGCGGCCTAGGTATGCGGGTTCGAATCCCGCCAGGTCCACGAGGTAAGCCAATGGAAAACGGTGCGACAGAGCAAGTTGAAGTTGCCGACGAAGGCCTCCCGAAGTCGGACGCCCTGCGCTTCGAGGTCGTCCTCGAGCGCAAGGTCATCGTCTTCGCCCACGACATCGAAGGCGCGTCAGCCAAGGCGCTGCAGGTCGACGGCGTTGCGAAGCGCTACACGATCGTCTCGTGCGTCGAGGTTGGGCCCTCGGCGCTCGAGGAGCGGCCGAAGCTCATCGACGAGGCACCGAGTCGGGAGACGCAGAAGTAGTGGCACAGAGATGCTACGCGAAGTCGGGCAAGTGGGACGGCGTCAACTACGTACGCTCGTCGCACTTGGGTTTCGAAGTTCGCTGGCGCTGTGAGGAGCACGACGGTGACTGGCATGAGTTCTTCAAGACTAAGAAGGCCGCCAATGCGGCAGCAAAGATGGTGAAGAGATGTCGTTGAAGTGCCGCGCCATCATCCCGCCTGCCGACACCGGCTGCGGCGCCGACGTCACCCATCGCGTCACTTTCCGCGACGGGGATCGTGTTCTCGTCTGCGAAGCGTGCGCGTTGAACTTCGAGCAGATCGCCGCAGCGCACGGCACGACGGTCAGGAAAGAGAAGCTGGAGGCTCCGAGTGGCTAAGTTGAAGAAGCTGACACAGCGCAAGCTCGCCGACAACTTCGTCAAGCAGATGGAGGCCCATCTCGAAAACGCTCTTCTTGGAGAGGAGGCAAAGATTCTCGAGAACGGCATCCGCCGCCTCAACAAGCGCCTTGACGAGGTGCTTCGTGATGCTGGCAATGACGAGATGAGCGATGGCTCTATCGACACAGCCCACATCCGAAAGCTGCGCGAAGTACGCGCCACCGCCACCAACTTCATGTACGCCATCGAGCGCTGGAGGATGTCTTCGTGAAGGTCGACAAGTACGAGAAGCTGCTCACCGCACACGGCGCACTCCCAAGAGTCAGACAGATCACCCTGGATGGCCCTTCGTACGTACGGGTCCCTTGGGGAACGCCCTTCATCAAGTGGGCTGGTGGGAAAAGAAGCCTATTGCCGACGCTCCTGCAGATGGTCCCCAACAGCTTCGCGACCTACCGCGAGCCGTTCCTCGGTGGTGGAGCCCTCTTCTTCGCCTTGCAGCCGCCCGCAGCCTTCATCAACGACATCAACGACGACTTGATCACGACGTGCATGGTCGTTCGCGACCAGCCCGATGCGCTCATTGGTGGCCTGGCGCGGCTAGAGAAGGAGTACCGCAAGCGTGGCGCGCCGTTCTACTACGACGTGCGCAAGTGGCAGCTCTCGCGGCTCTCGCAGCTTCGTCTGGCGATGCGATTCATCTTCCTCAATAAGACCTGCTTCAACGGCCTCTACCGCGTCAACCGCGCTGGCTTCTTCAACGTCCCGCACGGCAAGTTCAAGTCGCCTCCGACGATCTGCGACGCAGAGACGATTCGCGCGGCCTCGCGGGCGATGAAGCGCACCAAGACGCGAAGCGTCGTGTTCGGCAACTTCGACTTCGCGCATGTCTTCAAGGGCTCCAAGGAGGGCGACTTCATCTACGCCGATCCGCCCTACGCGCCGCTGAGCGACACGAGCAACTTCACGGCCTACGCCAAGACGGGCTTCACGCAGGGCGACCACACGCGACTGCGCAACGAATCCCTGCTCGCCCACGAGCGAGGCGCGAAGGTCATCATCTCCAACTCGAGCGCAGACTTTATCAAGGGCCTCTACGCCGACAAGAAGGTCTTCGAGATCGTCGAAGTCGACGTCAAGCGGCGCATCAACTCCGACGCCACCAAGCGCGGGGCCGTCAAAGAACTCATCATCAAGACGCGAGGCTGGTGATGGCCGTCCCCAGGTTTCGCGCGCGCGAGTGGCTCCGCATCAACGGGCGGTTCATCGTCGTCGTCGAATGCGACAAGGAGCGCGACCGTAACGCTCCCGGCCTTCGAGGCGACGTCATCATCGACGATGAGCTCTACGAATGCATCGGCGTCGAGAGACACCTGCCGGCCTTTCCGATTCAGCCTGGGGAAGTCATCGGCTTGCTCGTGAAAGAGAAGACAACATGAAGATCGCAGAGCTCTACACCCTCGTCGACAAGATGACGACGGAAGTGGAGATGACGGCCGTCAACCGGGAGAAGCTCGCGACGGTGCAGGCCGTCGAGCGCATGCGCCGCGATGCACACAAGACCTACATGGACATCGCATTCGCCGCGATGATCCGTGAAGCAGAGCGTCAAGCCGCGCCGCTTAGACCGCAGACGATCGCGCTCAATGCCAAGCTCTGCGCCGACGAGATGATCCTCATGTGGGACTCTGTCCAGCGCGAAGGTCTCGAGCGCACGATCGATGTGAAGCTCATCGCCGAGGCCCTCCAGATCACCGAGGCCGACAAGGCTATCTTGAAGTCAGCGATGCCTCCGTCGTCGAAGGGAGACACCCATTGAACTCTGGAGCCAAATTGCCCGCAGGGCCCAAGCCGGACAAGCCCTGCCTCGACTGCGCCGCCACGCGCCTTCCAGGGCGATCCTACTGCGGCATCCACTTCACCAAGCGAACCTCGGACGCGCGCCGGGCGCGTGAGGCGAAGAAAGCGACAGGAGCATGAACATCATAGGGATAGCCGGGCGAGCAGGGGCCGGGAAGGACACCGTCGCCGACCTGCTCGTCAAAAACCACAGCTTCGTCAAGGTCGCGTGCGCGGACGCGATGAAGAAGTTCTGCCAGGAGATGTTCGACTTCTCTACCGACCAACTGTGGGGACCTTCGAGCAGACGCAACGAGCCGGACAAGCGCTACCCTCGAAGCCATGAATGGACCCCCATCGCGCGAGATCTGAAGGTGTGCGATTGCTGCGGCGTCAATAATGAGCGTCGGTTCAACAAAATCAGCGACGAAGTGCCTCAGTGCTTTCTTACCCCGCGATTCGCCCTGCAGCAGCTTGGCTCCGAGTGGGGCCGGCGCATGTACCCCGACGTGCGGATCAACAAGGTCATCGCGGCTGCATCCGCTCTCCTGGGCAACAGAAACGTGGACGACGACGAGCATGGGGTCTTCTTCACGTACTACTCGGCTGAGCGCGGCATCCATCGACAGCATCATGGTTACGAATGGAACGACTACGGCCGGCCGGAGGTAACCGTTGGCGAGCCGCTGCCTCCGAAACCCATCGCTGGCGTCGTCGTCAGCGACATCCGCTTCGACAACGAGCTCGCGGCTGTTCGCGCCGCTGGGGGGCGCATCTGGTACCGGCCAGGTGGAGGCCTTGAGGGGCCAGCAGGTCAGCATGGCAGCGAACGTGCACTGACCCCTCGTTGGGAACACGAGGAGTCATGGGTCATCCCCTGGGCTGATGACGTCACAACTCTACCCGCCATCGTGGCGCGCATCATGGAGGAAACTTCAACATGAACATGAAACGTGAGATGGAATCGGTCGTCCCCGCGCTCGAGGAGCTCTCCTCGATGTGCCCAAGCGCCAACTTGAAGGAATCGCTTGAGCATCTGACCGATGCGATCAAGAAAGGCGCCACCGAAGAGACGCTCCTGCTCGGCGTCGGCATGGCGACACTCAAGAGCTTCCTCGACGTCTTCAAGTCGATCGACTCTTCGCTCAGGGATCTCGTCCTGCTCGGCAAAGAGATGGCGACCGACGTCGAACTGGCTCGCGAAGGTCAGACTGGCATCATCAAGGCCCTAGGTGACTTGGCCGTCGAAGTCGGCAACCACCGCCAGTGAGCTAGGGTAGCGCCCGCGAGCTCTGCCGGTGTAAGCTGGCAGCCTGCTCGGCCAATCGATTCCGGAGAGAATCCCCATGAAGGCGAACGTCGCGTACGAAGGCTCCCGCAAGAAGCGCCGCTACCTTCCGGAGGAGGGGGTGAAGCCTCTGACGTGGCACAAGCAAGGACATCAGGGAGGTCTTCACGCTAAGGGGGTCAAGGGCATCTACCGCATCGAAGCGCAGAAGCCGAATCGCCGCCAAGGCATCTTCAAGTGGTGTCTTCTCTTGGACAACAAGCCAGCAATGCTCAACGGCCAGCCGATGAGCAACGACGAGCTTGCGAAGCTCAAGGCAGAAGCTGCGATCTACGACAGGCTCCCGCAGGGTGTCCCTGTTGCTGTCGTCGCCTCCGAGACGCCCCCGGCGCACGCGGGAGAGGCCTACGCCGCCTGCGGCCGCGCTGGTGAGGCTCCCACGCGCGAAGAATGGGAAGTCGTCGTCACCGACCCGCCGCTGGCCCACCGGGGTCACATCCTCAGCATGGGCGGCCCGGGCCACGCCTTCCCTGCCGGCAACAAGATCGTCATCGATGGCTTCCACGACGACACTGAGGCTTCGCGCGTCGCCGGGGCCATCGCCAAGCAGTACAAGGTGGCGGTGACCTTCGGACCGAAGAAGGCGGTGAGCGTGGCGGCTGAACCGGCCACTGCGGCGGAGGCCAAGACGTCGCACGCCTTCGACGAGCACGCCGCCACCGAGCTTGAGCTCTACGCTGACAACACATCGGAGCTCTACAACCAGAAGCTCTCGATCATCGAAAACATGCGGCGCCGCATCGCCAAGGGGACCTACGACAAGGAGAAGGCCCTCAAGCTCTGGATGTACTGGGTGGACGCGGCGGCCAAGCGCTACGTCAAGGAATTCGGCGGGGGCACCTGGCACGAAGTGTTCGGCACCGGCACGCGGCTCGAAGTCGCCCGGCGCGAGGAGGAGCGCGAGCGCGCTGAACTTCAAGTTGGAGGGACGGCCAACCCTTTAGCGTGAGGGAACCTTCGGCCGTCGAAGGCTGGACGTTCCCCAAAGAGCACTCCAACGTCCCAACGCCAGTCGATGGGTCGGTATGCGGTTGCGATCCACTCATCGAGGCCAAGAAGCGTGCAGAGCCGCTCGGCAAGTTGAAGCACCCGCGGCAGATCTACGCCGTCGTCGCTCCCGAGATCGCCCACCTCACCCACGAAGAGTTCTACGTGCTCGGCATCGGTGCCCACGGCAACCTCGACGGCAAGCTCGTGTGCTACCAGCGCATCGCCCACGGCGGTCAGCACGTGGTGCACGTCGAGAACGAGCAGATCGCCCAGGCGCTCTTGAAGGACCGCCCGGACCTCTACTTCATCTGCCACAACCATCCGTCCGGCGACTCGCGGCCCAGCCCCCAGGATGAGGAGCTGACCAAGAGCATCCGCAAGGGGATGGCCGTCGCCTGCCCGAAGATCGTCTTCGGCGACCACCTGGTGGTCACCCCGACGGAGTTCTACAGTTTCCAAGAGGAGAAGGTGACGAAGGTCTGATGCACGATCGAGGCGTCTGGGCATTCATCGTCATCATGTTCATGGGGATGGCTGCGCTCAACTACTTCGACCCTGCTTCCAACGCCCTCTGGCGGGGCCACCCAGAGGCCTACAAGTGTCAATACTTTCACGACTGCCCTGACGCCGGACCGCCTCCAGCGCCAACTTGCAGTTGTCGGTGCCCTTAGCCCCTTGCGCGACTGACTCTCTCGCCTTACTGCTTGCAACTTCAAAAGGAGAAAAAAGATGCTACCTCCTCTGGTTATTGGTGATCCGGCAACACGCCGGATAGTAGAAGCCAACTTGCAGGCCATCCGTACAGGCGATCCTAGCGAAGTTGTAAAAATGCTCGAGGGAGGGCTAAAAGCTGGTGAACCACCGCCTCCCGAGCGTCAAGCTACCTACCACATCCAGATTCCACTTCTGGCAGTCGACGGCCAGCCATGCGTTGGCCGTAGCATCAACATTGTCTACAAGGGCAGCGGTCAAACGGTGGAGCTAGCCGTCAATGGCGCACTCTACACGGTCAGTCTCATGCAGCTCGCCATGGCCATCGGATCACTACGCAACGCGATGTCTTTTGGTGGTCCGATCCCACAGTTCTGAGAAAAAAAGGAGATTCTCATGTCAAACGCTCCCGTGATCGACACGGTGGGTACCCCCGTGTCCGAAGGTCCCGCCGCGCCGCAGCCGCAGGCGCCCACAGCGCCGCCTCCCGCGACCGTCCAGCAGCTCTCCGTTGCGGACATCGTCGCGCGCATCCACGCGACGCTTATCGAAGACTTCGAGATGGACGTCGAGGACATCAAGAAGATCGAAGTCCTCGGCCAAGTTCAAGTCGGTGACGTCACCTGGGCCGTATCAAAGCCGGCGCCCAAGAACGACGCCTTCCACGTGCTGGCCATGTACCAGGGCGAGAGCAACGAGCGCGTCGCCGAGTACATGCAGGGCGACCTGCGGATCTACTTGGTCCCCCTGACCGTGGTGGCCCCGGGCGCGCGCGAGTACCGGCGCCTGACCATCAACATGGTGGTCAATAAGACCACCACGCACAGGATGACGCTCGACGCGTTCGTCGATGCGGTGGCCTTCGAGGAGCTCACCGTGGCCGATGACATCGGGCTTCTGGGCGGCGACGACGAAGAGCCCGAGACGCCGTGAAGACGACAAGAGTTCGCAAGAAGCTGGCGACGGTGCGTATGAGCCGTTCGCCAGCTGCCAACTACACAAAGTTTCTCGTGCTCTTCGAGAAAGCCGTCAACGAAGGCGGGCGCGCCTTCTCGATAACGGTGACCAATGACGGCATGTGGCTCGAGATGGGCCCTGCGCGGGACTCGCTGAAGACGAAGAAAACGACCGCGAAAAAAAGGAGACACTGACCATGACGCAGCACATTCTCGTTCAAGACTTCGATCCAACCGTCGAACCCCCGCGCCGCAAGCCAGGCATGACCTCCGTCTCGCCCGAGCGCCGAAGCGAAATCGCTCGCAAGGGCGGCATCGCCGCCCACGTCAAGGGGACCGCCTTTGAGTTCCAGAAGGGTAGCGAGAAAGCGCGCGAGGCGGGGCGCAAGGGTGGTGCGGTGCACGCGGCGAAGATGCAAGCTCGCAGGGAGGAAGCGGCGCGCGTCGCTGCCTTCCGCCAGGCGCCCCTGGCAGAAACCAACGAGCGCATGGGGCGCGCTCACCTGGCTGCTCTCGACGCAGAGGAATCGCCGTAGGATACTGCGCCCACCATGACGACCACCCTGCTCACCGCCGTCTACAAGTTCACCGCCGTTGGAGCGGTTTCAGCCAACGCGCTCGCTCTGCGCATGCTGGCGATCCCCGTGGATCTGTTCCTGCCCAACAAGGTGGGGCTGCTCTACGTGGCGGACAACACGTCGGAGGTGGGGCAGGTCGTCACGCGCACCATCCAGTTTCGCGCGCGGCCGACAACCGACGCGACGGGTATTGCAACGTTGTTCCCCGGAAACACCAACGGCTCGCCGGTCAAGTCGGTGGCCCTTGGTGTCGCTGGAGCGGACTACGCAGCGCCGCCCCTCGTTACGGTCCCAGGGACCGCCCAGAATGTCATCGCGCGCGTGCGCGCTGACATGGGCGTCGGTCGGTGCATCGTCATCGCGGGCGGGGCCGGCTACGTGGCGCCTACTATCGCGTTCGTCGGTGGCCAGCTGGCCCCCGGCGGGACACAGGCGACGGCGACCATCACGCAGATCGGTGGCAACCTGCAGGTGCCTGTGATTACCAACCCCGGAGGGCCCTACCAGGTGCCGCCGGTGGCCGTGGTGACCGATTCGGGCGGCTCCGGAGGCATCATCAGCCCCACGCTCAAGGTGACGGCCCTCGACTTGCTGTCGCCCGGCAACGGCTACGCAACCGTCGCCGCGCTCGCCTTCCAACCCTTCTTCTCGTCGTGTTGCGACGACGGCTTTCCCGACAGCCAGAAGTCCATGCTGCAGAGCTGGATGGGCGCGACCTTTACGCAGAAGCTGACCTTGCCCGTCTACCAGACATCGCTCGTGATCTCGTAACGGAGTTGAAGATGGCGACAGAGGAAGAGCTCATGGGTCTCGAGCGTGAAGGCACTGCGATGGCCAACGCGCTCATGGTGACCGGCAGACGTCTCATGCAGCTCGCTGCAGGATCGGACGTAGCGGGAGCTGCGGTGCTCGCCGGCTACTTGCGCGTCCTTCTGGCCGACATGCCTCAGGTCGATCCTGTTGAAGTTGTCGAGGCGACTCTGGCGCCATACCTTGTCGGTGACCAACAGTCCGAAACGTTCAAGGATCTCGTTCTCGATCGCCTCGGTCTTTCAAAAGGAGCACTCCAGTGAGTGAAGTCGACTCGGATCTCGCCGCCGCTCTCGCCGAAGATGAAGAGGACGACGATCAGCCGCAGGCTGCCGCCCCGCCGGTTCCCCAACCGGCTCCCGCTTCGCCTGTGAAGAAAAACAAGGGCGGCCGGCCCCGCAAGAACTCCGGCCCCATCTCGCAGCCCGCGACGTCGGCCTCCTCACCCGAACCCGCCGACGTTGGCCCGCGGGAGCTCGACGTCGGCGCCATCTGGGAGGACATCATCGAGCGTATCGGCGCGCGAGGCCTCGGCGGCGCCGAGCAGGTCTCCATCGCCGCGCGGCAGACCATCATCGGCCCCAATCGCGAGGAGGCCAAGCAGATGGCCCCTATCGACGGCGCGTCGGTGGCCGGCACCTCGAGCAGGACGCCGGGCGAAGACCTCATCGACTACCTCGAGCGGGTTTTCCAAGTTGCAACCAACGCGGGTCCTGCGAAGTACCGCCTCTGGTTTCAACTGCGAGGCGGGGCCAAGAACGATCGGAGCCTCGGCACGGCTGAAGTGGTGCTCCAGAGCGCAGCGGACATCCGCAAGCGCTGGGAGGCGGTCGCGACGATGCAGCGAGATCGCGAGCGAGAGCGGGACTTCGGGGGTGCGGCGCCGTCCTACCGAAGGCCCACCTACGCGGGCGCGCCGGAGAGGCATGCGCCACAGGCTTTCGATGGAGGGTCTATGCCAACTCCGGCGGCGCCTGCAGCAGCGGGGGGCAACGCCTTCATGGAGTCGATGTTCGATCGCGTCTGGGGGATGTACGAGCGCGAACGCCGTGAGGCTGCACGCCTCGGCCAGGCTCCGCCTCCACCGCCCGATCCGCGGACGTTCATGCAGCAACCTGCGGCGCCAGCGGTCGACAATCTCGAGGAGCGCATCGCGCGGACGGTGACGCAGACGCTGCAGACGTTGGGCGTCATCCCGACTCCTGGCGCTCCTCCACTGGCCCCCGCGGCACCGCCGCTCACTACACCCGTCGTCGCGCAGGCCGTGACGGCGCCCATGACCGCAGCCAAGGAGTTCTTCACGCAGATGCGCGAGTTCCGCCGCATGGAAGCGGAGATGCGCGAGATGTTCGCCCCCGAAGAGGAAGAGGAGACGCCCGTCGCGGCTCCCGCGCTTCCCACCGTCGTCGTCGCCCCCGAAGTCGACGAGCACGCGATGCAGCCGGTCAACGAGCAGTTCATCCGCTTCGAGGGGGAGCCGGTCATGTATGGCAAGCAGGCCGAGGGCGAGACGACGCTGCAGTGGCTGACGCGCAACGCTCTGGGCAACCCTAAGATCTCTGGCAAGATCCTCGAGAAGGGGATGCAGATGCTCGACCAGGGGACCTTCGGCAAGCTGGTCTCCGCGCTCACTAACATGGGAGGGCAGCAGGCACAGGCCGTGCGAAATCTGCCGCCGAACGCCGCGCAGCCGCAGGCCAATGGAAGCCAGTCACGCGCCGCGGGGTGGACCCCCAACATCGGATGATCCACAACAAGCTCTGTCCGTTTTGTGGCCTGGCGCATCAAGTTCCGGAGTGCCCCGACTTCTTGGCCCTTTTGGCGAAGGTAAAGCCGATCGCCACATTCGCGGAGAAGCTCGACGCGGAAGGCAAACCCGTCGGCCGCGGCCAAGCCTAGTTCGCCTCGCTGTCAAGCCTCTAGTTGTCCAACAGGCCCATCTAGCGCTACTGTGAGGCGGTGAGCGCAGCCAGCATCGCGGGCCAGATCAACGAGCAGTTCGACCTGACTTCGTATGTTCCCGACGACATCCAAACGGATGTCGCGACGGGTGCTGCGTACTACGAGTCGTTCAACAAGGCGCCGCAGGGTGTCACCCTTGGGCCCAATGGCACCATCCAAATCTCCGACGCGGCCTCGCAGGCGGTCCTTCAGGCCATGGCGGCGACGGCTGCAGCCGCAGTACCCATTGCAGGCCCCGTCTTCGCCGGGCTCCTCGAGCTATACAACGTAGCGCCGCACGCGAGTGGTGGCGCCGGCACGTGTGCGAACCCCCCGCGGAGCAATTCGCCGCTCGACTTGACCTCGTGGCCCAACTTCACGTCGTGGGCCTCGTTCAATGGAAGCTACGGCCCCGATGCTCCGGGGAGCTTCGAGGCCTACGCGAATCCCATCCTCGAGTACAACTGGCTGCTCGCGCAGAACTGTTTTCCTCAGGCGAAGTTGCCGCCGCAGGTCTTGCTCGCGAGCCTCATCGCCAGCTGGAACGCCAAGCACGCGCCGTCCTCGACGCGAGTCGTCCAGCGTGTCTTCGATCACATCACCAGCTTCGGGGCCAACCCGAACTACGATCCGATCGCCGACGCGCTCTACAATGCGATTGTCGCCAAATACACTCATTTGCCTGACAACGCGACGTTCGCCGATCTCGTCAACCCTGCAAACTACAACGGGCCAGATCAGACAACGAGCTCCTTCACGGTCAACACGGGGGGTCTCATTCTCACGCCGATCACGCTTCGCCATCTGCCTACGACGGCGGACTCGATGGCGGCCTTGCAGAAGGCAGGCGCTTCCGCGGCCACCGCGCCGTCAACAGCGAAACGCATCGCTATCATCGCTGCGATCACGTTGGCGACTGGCGCAGCCGGCATTGGCGTCTGGGCCCTTTTGACGAAGCAGAGCTACCTCGGCGCCGCGCGCGGCGTCTGGAAGGGCTCTGCTGGGCGACTCATCGCCAAGGTCAACCCGCTGCCACTCACTGCGAGTGAGTCGAGCAAGAAGACGACGGTGCAAACGCTGCTCTTCCCCCGCCCGCGTTTTTCTCCTTCACGCGCCAAGGCGTGGGCCCGTAGTCACAACTACGCGGTGCACAAGGAGCCGGACATCAAGCCGAACACCGTTCGGATTCGCCAGCGCGACCCTGGTGACTTCCAAAAGGGTTCGTTTCGTACGATCTCCCTGGGCAAAAGTGGCGTACGCGCCGTCGTCGGTCGTTTGCGATAGGATGAGGACGTCATGGCCAAGAAAGACAACGCCGCGCTCGCGTGGCTCGTGGGACTCGGGACGCTGACCGTCGCTGGCATCGGCATCTACTTCTACGAGAAGAGCCAGCCGGCGGCTCCAACCGGAGGCGGCACTGCCGTGGCCAACGTCGCCAACCAGACAGCCACGATCGCAGGTCAGACGATGACCTACGCGCAGTGGGCCAACTTCGCTGCGTCGATCGACCACGCGTCGCTCTCCGACTGGCAAGCCACTGGCATCCCTTCGGCTCTCTACTCGCAGATGAACCCGCAGCTGCAAAGCATCATGACCGCGCTCGGCTACCACGTCGCCTGAGAGGAGTCCCTGTGAAGGTCAAGCCGTGGATGTTGGGGCTCGGTATCGTGGGCGTGGGCGTCGCGGGCGTCATGGCCTATGAGGCTGTGCAGAGCCGTAAGACCGCCGCGGCAGGGGCGACATTCGCCGCGCAGCTCGCAGCCAAGACGGGTCCTCCTCCGCCGCTGATCAACGTCCTGCGGCCTATCCCCTCGACGGGGGCCGGTACTTTTTCGAGCAATGCGCCCCCCGCAGGTCCTCAGCTCACAATGGCCCCCGGCGCGATGTCGACGCAGCTGACGGGCACCTCATGGGTGACCCTCATCTTGCCCCCAGGCGCCTCGTGGACGACCATCATCATCGGCAACTCCTCAACGCATGCGATCTTCGCGCAGGTGGGCCTCAACGGGGACACGACGAGCGCCATCTCGCTCTCGATCGGGCAATTGGTTGGCACCAACATGATCGTCGCCGGCTGGAAGGACAGCGCGGGCCGCGCGCAGCAGACCGTCGTCTCGCTACCGCTGGTCGTTGCTCCGAAGCCGCTGACGTTTCACGTCTAGCGCGGCGGCGAGGGTGCACCTGTCGGAGCTCCATTGCCGTCGTTCGGCGAGGGGGCCGGCGGGGGAGTCGGTGCGACGCACGGCGGGCAGCTCGGCGCGTTGGGGTAGAAGATGGCCGCCGCGCCCGCGCCCGCGAGCGCTGCGCCAATGGCCGAGTAGGGCTGCTGGCCGAGCAGCTTGCTCGACTTCTGCTTGCCGATGGCCATCGCTCCGACGACCCCGCCAATGGCCGACGCGAGCGCCACCGCCGCGCCGTAGCCCCCGTGCGAGAGCGCCGGCAGACTGGTGACGACTCCATTCGCGACCAACCCTGGGGCGCAGGGAGGGCACTGGGGCGCCTTGTAGGCCACCGCGGCGACTCCCGTCGCCAGCACCGCAGCGCCGATGGGCGCGTAGGGCTGCTGCCTCATCGGCCCCCGCTTTTTCCCGATGGCGGCAGCTCCCGCGACAGCGCCGATTGCCGATCCGAGCGCAACCACCGCGAAGACGCCACCCTTGGTCATGCCTTCAACTCTAGAGGGTAGATGACCGCTTGACAATCGAATGGTAGCGTTGTCGGAGAGTCATGGCGATGCCCACCATCTCCGGACTGTCGGTCAGCCGGCAGGACTACCCGGCCGGCGCCGCGGGCCCCGAGAAGGCCATCGAGAAGGTCATCTCGTACATCCACGAGGCGCGGCACAACCAGCTCGCACGCCAGTTCGCCGAAGGGATCATCCAGCAGGCTGGCTACGCGCCCAATGCGCGCCTCACCAACGCCCAGGCGATGCAGGCGTTCCTCGACTTTGTGCGCGACAACGTCCGGTATCGGCCGGACGCGCACATGACCGAGACGGTGCAGAACCCGATGATCACGCTGTGCGTGCCGGGGGCCGCGGCGTGCATCCCCGTGGGCGACTGCGACGACGGGACAGCGACGCTCGGTTGGCTTGGCACCGGCTACGGCATCCCGGTGCGGCTGCTGGTGCAGCACTTCGACTCCAACACGGATCATGTCCTGCTTGAGATTCAGGATGACGATGGGACGTGGCTCGCGACGGATTTTTCGAACTTCAACTCGGCGAACAACCCGGTGGGCTGGAAGCCGCGCGCGGTGAGCGAATACCGCATCGACCCGTTCGGCAAGGAGAACTTGGCCGTTGCTGGGGTGCGCGATGTGGAGTTAGTCGCCGTCGGACGCGCGCGGTACCTGGGGGCGCTGCGCGACATCCTCGATGGGGAGCTTGTGATGCCGAAAGTGACTCTCGGTCGCCTTCCACAGCGAGAGGTCGGTATGCGTCGTCTTGGCAGCGTTGCGGAGATGACGAGCGCAGCAACCGATCTGGGCAACCAGGTGGCCGCCGTCATCGACGCGGGTGACACCTACCTCACTGCCTCGCCGCCGGAGCTCGCTTCTGCAGTGCAATCCTACCAGGCAGCTGCGCAGGCCGGCGCAACCATCGTTGGCCCCAAGATCGACGCGGCCGGTGCGGCGCCCACGACGCAGCCCTTCACCCACCAGGCATGGCTCTCCAACGGCGACATCCAGGCACTCTCTGCGACTGCGGCAACAGCGGCCATCGCCTCGAAGGCGCAGACCATCGCCAAGAACAACCTCGCGCTCTATCGCCAGGCCATCATCGACGGCACAGCGGCTCTCAACGGCAAGCCGCCAGGCGACTCTGCGATGAGCCTCGGCCAGTTGACCGGATGGGCCATTGCCGCGGGCGCGGTGGCGGGCGTTGTGTACGTATTCGGCCAGTCGCGTCCTCGAAGGAAACGCTGATGCCCATCGTCGCTTCCATCTTCGCACTGCTTGTCGTCGCGCAGACCGTCTTCGGCAAGAACTGGCTACCTGGGGATCTGAAGCAGATCCAAAACGACATGCTCCAGCACGCCAAGGCGCTCGATATCGCGATCAAGGCATGCACTACGCTTCCAGCGAACATCGCTGCTGCCTGGAACGAGTTTCTGGGGCGCCTCACACGCTTCGCAACCACCGACTTCGGTTGGGTGACGACGGTGACGCCCGATGGCAGCACGCACGTGGGTGGCGGCGACGGGCGCACAGCCGATGACGCCCAGGCGCTCACCAAGGAGCTCTACGAGTGGGGCCAGAAAGTCGAAGCCCTCAACTGCACCCTCGTCGCGCCCAACACCAAGCCGCCCGAGGACAAGAAGACCCTCGATCCGACGGTCATGACGGCCATCAAGTACGCCGCGGTTGTCGCCGGCTTCGTGGGCTCTGCCTACGTCGTCGGGCAGATCGCTTCCACCGTTCGTCTGTTCAAAGCGCCCGCGAAAGGATGATCATGAGCTTCCCCGAAAAACACCCCTGGATGACCTTCTTCCTCGGCCTTGTCGCCATCAGCGCGGTGGTCAACATCGCCTATGCGGCAAGCCCCGTGGCGACGCGCCTGGCAGGCGCCTTGAAGCCTCCGGCGCCGCAAGGCGGGGCGAAGCTGCCGCCGAAGACGGTGGCGTGATGACGGCCAACATTGGAGGCACAGGCGCTCTTGTTACGATCCTAGGGTTTCCGATCGTCGGCGCCATCGCGGGCTTCTTCGTCGGTGGCTCGAAGCATCGCATTCTCGGTGTCGTTGCTGGTGGCGTGCTCGGCGAGGGTGCACTCATGGCCTACAGCAAGTACAAGGCCCTGCCGACAAGTCAGCCAGCGATCACCGATGCGACACGAATTTCTTCGGACAACACCATCCTGAAGGCGTGGGCTACCGCGACAGGCCAAAGCGCATCGGTTGCGGCGTTCCAGGTTTGGAAAAATGCTCAACCAGGTGCACTTGTCGGACGAACCGATGGCGTGCTCGATGACCAGACAGACGCGGGGATCCAAGGGTGGGGTGTACGCAATCGCATCCCCGGAACCATTGGTTTGTCGGGCGCTCTTCCACCGAAGACGGTGGCGTGATGGCTGATTCACCTCCGAGTGGCGATGGCAAGATCGAAGGGGTGCGCTGCCTCGTTCTGTTGGCATCGATCGACCAAAGCAAGGTCGACGTGAAGATCAAGCAAGGACTTACCATTGCACCAGACTGGCGCTTCTCCGACAAGCGCATCGCCTGGAAGATGAAGAAGAAGTAAGGCGATGGGTATCAAGACACGCCCGATCACAAAGGACGGTCAGCCGTATGGCATGAGCGTGTGGTGTCCTGCGTGCGATGGGCCGCACATGTTCGACGAGCGTTGGACGTTCAACGGCTCCCATGAAGCGCCTACCTTTTCGCCATCTATGCGCGTGGATTGGCACAAGGGTAAAGCGCGTGTTCCACAGGTCTGTCACTCCTTCATGGTCGATGGGGTATGGCAGTACCTAGTTGACTGCACACACGCGATGGCTGGGACCAACGTACCGGCACCGGACTGGCCCCGTCTGAATTGGGGAAGCGGCACCTGATGCTCATCGCCAAGGGAAGTCACCTCGTCATCACCCTCGATGATGGCCGCACAATCAAGCCGGGTGGCATGATGCTGCACGACGAGAGCGGGCAGGACTTCCCTGCGAAGCGCTGTTTGATAACTTCAATTTCAAAAACGAAGCAGCCTGTTCGCAAGACCAAGTGGTTTGGTCCAACGTACGTTCCGTATCATGCTACTGTGAGCATCCCAGGTGCTCGCGGCGAGCTCATTCGAACTTCAAGTTGGACTTGCCTAGGCGAAGTTTCGAAGATCGAATATGACCGAGTCGGCGAGCACGAAGATCGCTACCAGCACTCTTTCGCGTCGCCGAAGCCTCTTTTGCTGCGCCGCGGGCGCGTGCTTTGCCTGGTGATGCGCGGCAAGACGAAGATGAACTGGCGGGGCTTCTTGGACGATGGCCAATAGGATCGCGCGGAGTCGACTAACACCGCGGTTTGTCGTAGTTCTTCGTTGGTGACGACGAATTACCTCGACGTGTACGACAAGGCCATAGGGCGCGTCGCGCCGACCGCCGCTGCGCGTCGTCAATCGAAAAAGCGGTGGAAGCGCTTGACAAGGACCAGCCGTAGAGCTGGAATGCTCGACAAGCGCGTTTCCAGACACTCTCCGCAACGACGAACCTCCGCTCCGGGCGCCTCCGAGGAGAACGTCGTGGCAAAGAAAAAGCGATCAAAGGCCCAGAAGGCCGCTACCGAGAAGATGCAGAAAGCCGCGAAGGCCAAGCGTCGAGCGGAAAAGCGTGGCAAGACCAAGAGCCCGCGCAAGCCGAGTCGATCTTCATCTGCCAAGAAGACGAAGTCGAAGGCCAAGAAGTCGCATCCCAAGAAGAAGGGCCGATCGAAGAAGTCTCTCGCCGCCAAAAAGGCTGCAAAGACTCGCGCCGAGAACAAGGCTGCACGGAGCGCCGCTGCAAAAAAAGGGGCCAAGACGCGCAAGCGCAACGAAGGCAAGAGCCATCCGAAGAAGAAGGCAAAGAGCCATCCGAAGAAAAAGAAGGCTACAGCCAAGGCGCGCTCCAAGAAGAAGGGCGCCAAGAAGAAGGCCAAGTCGCGTGGCGGCTTCCAGGGCTTCCAGAAAATCGGGAAAAAGAAGAAGGGCCATCCCAAGGGCTGGGCACACCCGCCGGGCTACGCGCACGAGGCAGCCGAGTCGCGCAAGGGCCGCAAGAAGCATCGCCGCGTGAAGCGCAACCCGCTCGCGAAGTACAACCCCATCCCGCTCGAGGGAGGCTTGGACTTCTTCTCGGGCCTCTTCGCCGTCACCATCGGCTACCTCTTCGCTGCCGGCGCCGACCGCATGGGTTCGACCCACGCGCTCACCGCGTCGTCGGCGCAGGGCGGCTTTGTGGACGCGCCCGCCGCCGGGCAGATCTACGACAGCGAGTCGCCGCAGACTCCCATCTGGAGCTCGGGGATGCGCGTCGCGTACAACGCGCTCGCCATCGCCGTGCCCATGGGCCTTTCGGCCTTCATCAAGAGCAAGGGCCCCAAGTCCTTCTTCCAGCTGATGGCGTTTGCGGCTGCCGCGCGCACCCTCGGCAAGGCGGCCGAAGACGGCATGTCGCTGGCCATGAAGAGCACCTCGTTCGGCCTCCGGCTCTACGCGCCGGAGCTCGCCGCGCAGGCCAAGCTCGCTCAGGCCACCACCGCGGCGCTCCCCAGTGCCGCCCCGGGTACCTTCGCGGGCGCCCCCAAGCAGCAGGCCCTCAACGGCTCGCCGGTCGGTGGCAACACCCAGGCCGTCAAGCAGAACAACGCTCCCCCGCCGGCTCCCGCCTTCGATGCCCCACGGCGCGAAGTCGCGGGCGCTCCCCAGCAGACTCCTTCTCTGGACGTCGGACCCGGCTACGTCAGCCGTCCTCCGTTCAACCCCTTCGCTGCCACCGAGTCCTGAACCCCACCGTCACGCTCTCCACCACCCCTCGACGCGTCCTAGGGCAAATGGTCGTTGGACTACCCTAGGCCGGTCGGAAAGAAGATTCCCCCATGTCTCGCAACGGACAGAAGCCCGCGAAATTCGTTCAGATGGACCTCGCGCGCGACACCGCGACGCGCAAGATGGCCCTCGGCTGGGTACCCGCCACCGCGGGTGCCAATGCCGAAGGCGACAAGAAGCGCTTCGTCGGGCGCCTGACGCAGCAGCTGGCGTCGCCGACCTACAACCTGCCCACGATCGAGAGCGTGCGCATCCACTACGGCGGGCCGCTCAGCCCGCAGGACGTGCAGGGCAGCTTCGGCGCTTCGATCAACCCCTTCGGCGCCTCGAGCGTGACGCCGCCTCCGGGCGCGTCGAGCGTGGAGTCGACATTCGCGGAGCCGGGCAAGCTGCAGACCTTCGGCCTGGTCTGCGCCATCGGCTGGCATCTGGAGCCGATCCCCTGGATCTGGACAACCACCGGCAACGCGTTCGCGACGCCCGAAGCTGGAGTCGCCAAGCCCCCGAGCCCGGACGTCTTCACGGCGACCGACACGGCGCTCAACACGGGCGGCGCGACGCCGCTCATCCCTGCGATTGCCGACTTCGGCGGCTGGCAGGAGCGGTTCATGTACCACATGGTCCGCGCGTACAACCTGATCTGGCAGTTCGGAAGCCGCACCAACATCGTGCGTGACTCGTTGCGCTACACGGCCTACGTGCCGAGCAACGCGCAGGATGGCTCGGCCTCCAGCTCGATGCGCGACACCGGCTACGACATCAACCAGGGCAACGACTACTACGCCAACACCCTCGGGTCGCCGTTCGTGTTTCTCACGATGGACCGCATCCGCGTCGGCGGCACGGGCGCCCTCGGCACGCCGGCCAACTCGTCGTCCTTCCGGCCGTACCGCAACGATCTGGTCCCCGCGACCTACGGCGGCTCGGGCGTCCGCGCGTACCTCCGTGGCAACACGGACTTCCGCAAGCTGACGGTGCCGTACCTGCTCAAGCCGGGCGTTCCCATCGGTCTGCGCGCCGACGTGAGCGACACCGACGAGCAGGCGATGATGCAGGCGTGGCTGTCGTCCACCTTCCAGCTCGGCGGGACGACCCCGGCGCAGTTCACCGACTTCCCCAACATCAACTCGGGCGCGGGCGTGGGCGCGCAGGAGCTGCAGCTCGACAACGGCATCGCCTCCGAGACCATGCTCGCGCAGCGCATGTACTTCAAGTTCGCGCCCTTCAAGATCACCGAGACGATCAAGGGCTTCGAGCTCACCGACGACCAGGCCGATGCGCTCAAGAGCGTGGACCTGTCCACCGCCCTCATGCAGGAGTGCGGCGTTCAGATGACGGCCTCCTGAGAAGCCGCTGAGGGAGGCAGCGCCCCGCAGCGCGTAAGTCCTTCTTCGCTTCTTCTCTCCCCGCTTTCCCCCGCAGTTGTCACCAGAGGTTTTCCCCATGTCCGGATGCGGTTGCAGCTCCAACACCCCGCGGTGGATGACGGCGCCCATCCAGGAAGTGGCCCAGTACAGCCCCCTGCTCGCCCTCGCGCGCGCCTGGAAGGTGCCCTTCGCGCCGTACATCCTCAGCGCGCGGGCGACCTTCACCAGCCCCGACGTCAACGTCAAGCCGACCGTCGCGCTCGAGAACGGCCAGGGCCGCATCACCCAGATCTCCGTCGTCGACAGCTTGAAGTTCACCTTCCAGCAGCCGAGCAGCTTCCCAGGCAACATCTTCAAAAACCAGAGCGACGACGAGTTCAAGCAGAACTCGGGCATCAGCGCGAAGATGAACGTGATGGGCGCGCCACGCTACGCGGTGGCGCCCTTCTTCACGCCGCTCGAAACGCTCGCCGACGTCATCGGCAACAGCCCCGCGTGGCCGATGGGCTGGATTCTCACCTACACCCAGTCGGTGGAGTTCGACTTCCAGGCTGAGGTTCCTCTTCCGAGTCTCCCCCTCACGGTCATCGCGTCGTTGCGCCTCTGGCAGCCGTACGGGACCGACGAGTTCGTGTCGATGAGCAACGGGCAGGCCTTCAAGGAGCTGCTCGCGATCTACGCGGCAGACCCCGAGATGACCGCGGCGCTGACGACCGCGCAGGCTGCGCCCGTCGGGCGCTGACAGGAGCCACCACGTGCTGGATTGGATCAAGAAGAACTGGCTGCCGGCGGCCCTCTCGGCGACCGCGGGCGCGCTGGCGCTGATGGTCTACGAGAAGCACGCCAAGGCCGCTACTCCACCGGTCCCCTCGAGCGCTCCGGCGAGCGCGCAGGTGGGTCTGCAGCCCGGCGCGACGACGGTCTCGGTCTCCAAGAACGGCAACGTCGTGCTGACGCTGCCGACGGGCGCCTCCTGGGCGTCTGGGGTGCCCATCAAGCCGCTCAACCCCACCGCGGTGCAGCCGACAGGCAACATCGCCTTCAACGTGCAGATGAGCGCGCAGACGGGCGTCTTTCCGCTGACGGCGCTGTGGACGGACGCGAGCGGCAACGCGCAGACGACGACCATCAACATCTCGGTGAGCTGATGGCGCAGCGAAGAGGCGGCCGTCGGTCGAATTACATGAAGAAGAGCTCCAAGCACATCTGGATGACCATCCTCGGCGTGGCCGCGGTGGCCGGCGGCGGAGTCTGGGCGTACGAGAAGTTCTACGCCGCAACAACGATCGGCTCGGGCACCGCCAACTTGCCTACGCCAAGCAACGGCAACATCGCCCTCGCGCTGCCTCATGGCGCCACGGGCTGGTCGGCAGCGGCGGTGCTCGCGCTCGGTGGAGTCTCCGGCGTCGTGACCGTCCCGTCGTCGCCGACGTCACACTTGCACCTGACTGTGCAGAAGGGGAGCATCGCCACCGTTGCGTGGTCCGACTCCAACAACGTCATCCAGACCACTGTCCTGACCTTCACCTGATTCACGTTCCGATGGGAGCTTCACGTTGCCTACGAGGCGGTTCGAGATAGCGACGAGCGGTGTCGACGAGGCCCTCCAGGGGCTCTCGAGTGATCCCTTTTCGCCTCGAATGACGCCCGTCGCGACGGGTCTGCGTATCCCTTCGCTCGTCAACACGTTCGACACCCGCTATCTCGTCCTGCTCTCGACGCGGGTCATTCAGAACTACTCGACGCGCGTGTGCGGTATCCGCCAAGGCCTCGAGATCGGCATGGATCTCGCGCCGTTCATGAATGACGTGACGACCGAGCGGCCCGTGAGCTTGCTGGTGACCACGCCGACCTTCCGCTTCTCCGACGGCGCCAACGTGTCTTGGCATCTGGTCAAGGAGCCGATGATCCAGCGGCCAGGCCAGACCGACCCGCGACAGACCGCTTCGTGGGCCTTCAACAGCAGCGACACGCCGGCCTTCCTCTACAGCGACTTCACGGCGTCCGCAGTCGACGTCAAGGGCGCGCCGGTCAACTACCCCCTCACGCTGCTTACCTACGCGCCGCCGACCTGGGCGCAGGACTGGCAGCCCATCGCAGGCCTCAAGGCCATTAGAGACATCAGGTACCCGTGGGCCAGCGACCAGGCCTGGGACAGCATCAATGAGGACGTCCCAGGCAATTGGCGCATCTCGCTCTACGCGTCGATCCTGCAGACCGATCCTGCGACGCGCCCTGGCATCGTCTTCAACCCCGCAGTGGCTTCCAACGGCACGGCGCTCGGCGGCCCCCCGGAAGAGGACTTCATCTTCAAGTACAGCTTCCCCGGAGGTGAGATTGCTCCCGCGGCTGGGCCCCAGTTCTGGCGCATCTACGGCTCCATCCTCTTCGAGGACGAAGTCGCAGCCGACAACTACGAACTGGCTGCGTCTCCAAGGCGCAATCCGGGGTCGACATGAGCTGCAACTGCCACGACAAGACCGCGCTCGCCGACGCGACCGCGATCGTCAAGAAGAAGCCATGTGGGCCCTGCGCGCAGGCCGCTGCCGCTATCGCATCGACTGTCCCCATCGCCGAGGGCGGCACGCGCGTCGCGGGCCTCGCCAAGCGGCAGGTGGGCGCGGCGACCTACACAGTCTCGTCGACCAACATCGCGCTCATGGTGTTCGGCGCGGCAGTCGCCGGGGGCACAGTCGTGTATCTTGCGACTCAACCGAAGAGGCGACGTCGATGAGCGATACACAGACCACTGGAGCGGCCATCGTCGCGTACTTCACAGCCAACCCATGCACGAAGAACTTCGTGCAAGTGGTGGCCGACTTTCAGAACGCGTGGAACGCCGCCAATCCAACCGACACGCTCAATGAGGATGGCCAGTACGGACCGCTGACCGAGGGCGCGCTGCGCACGGCGCTCGGGCTCACCGATGTCCCGCCCAACTGCTTCGGCGGCCCCGTGCCGCACCCCACACCGCCCACGCCTCCAGGGCCACTGCCTCCCGTGCCGGCTCCCGGTGGGGGATCGTCCGCTTCCTCGGGGGTCGGCCCCTTGCCGTATCTCGCCGCGGCTCTCCTCGTGGCCGGCGCGCTGGCCGCCTACACGTACAGCAAGAAGAAGGGCAGACACGCATGAGCCTCAGCGCTTCGGGCCTCCAGTCGGCCGCCAGCTTCCTCTACGGTGACCTCACCGACAACGGCTGCCAGGATGTCGCCAAGACGAGCGTCAGCGACTTCCAGGCCGCCTACAACGCGGCAGGCGGCTCGCCCGCACTCGCCGTCGATGGTCGCTATAGCCCCAAGACGAGCGCGGCACTGCAAGCCACCATCAACGCCAACGACGGCAACGCGGCCCTCGCCGGACAGACGGCGCCTCCTGGTTGCGTCTCGCAGGGCGGGGGCGGGGGCGGCGGCGGGTCGAATCCGCCCGTCGTCGTCTCGAGCGGTTCTTCGGGGGTGGGTCCCCTGCCGTACATCGCGGTGGGCGTCATCGTGGCCGGCGCACTGGCCGCTTACACCTACAGCAAACGCAAGAAGAGGCACTGAGCCATGGGCGACGCACGACGACCTCTCGAAACACCGGCTCTTGGCGTCCCCGACGTCGAGTGGTCGCGCGCGGCTGCAGTCCAGGCGCTCAACATCCTGGGCAACAAGAAGTGGGTCTCGGTGGCGCCGCTGACCGTCACCGCACTCAGCCCGGTCTACCAGATCGCAGCGACACTCTCGATGGTCGCCAAGGGCACGGGCCGGTTTCGCGCGCGCTGGTTTGGCTACGTCTCCAACGTCGATGCCGGCGCACACAACCTCTTCGGAAGCGTGAGCCACGGCGCGAGTGTGCTGGTGGCCGACTACGTGCAGTTTCCCCTCTTGGTGCAGCCGAGTGGCGAGGGAGCCGTGTCGACGGTCGCATTCGTCATCGACTTGCCTACCGCCGCGGCTTTCACTGCACCGGTCGGATCGACGACCCCCATCAACTTGCTCGTCGGCGCGGATGCGGCATCGGATATCATCTTCCGGACCCGCGCGACGCAGTTCGAAGTTGAAGAATACTGATCCCACAAGTTTCCCAACGAAAGAAAGATCATCATGAACCCCGGCAGCATCTACGGCGGAATGCCTGGACAGCAGGAGATGGCTGACTTCGCGGCGTCGATGGCCGGCGGCGTCGGCGCGCGATCCGCAGGTGTTCGCAACACGGCGGTGCCGACCAACGTCGCTCCCGTCTCGCCGGCCAACCTGACGGCGCCCTCGAGCGCGGTCGTCGCGCTCTTTCACATGAAGCCCGTCATCACGGCGCGCTTCATGTTCGACTTCCAGTTGCTCTACACCGACTCGGCGGCTGACACGGTCCTGTCGTCGGTGTCGATCTTCGGCGGTGTGACCAGCGTCTCCGGTGGCACCAACGTCGGTGGCCCTGCGCCGGCCCCCATCTTCACCTGGGAGTCGTCAGCCATCACGGTGACGGGCGGCGCTCCGGTGGCTGTGCCCTCCACGCAATCGGCGACGTTCGCCACGGGCAACCTGAGCCAGACGCTTTCGCATTCGGGCCTCTTCGTCGCGCCGGGCGAGTTCTGGCTCGTCTTCGCGATCTCCGCGACGCACAACCTCTCGGCGATGACCCTGTCGGCCAGCTGCGGCGAGTTCTGAGCCGCGCTGTGAAGACTTCGACGGAGCTATTGCTCGCAGGGGTGGCTGGTGCGCTGGCAGGCGCGCTGGCCCTGCGGGCGTGGGAGCATCGCAAGACCGACACCACCGGGTCGATCGTGCCTCCTCCCCCGCCTGCGCCCCTGCAGCTGACCTCCGGCGACGCCTCCACGCGCATCGACGTCACGGTCGCCCCGCGGCAGAACATCACCCAGCAGGTCCAGGTGGGCGCCGTCGTCATCGCGTGGCTGCCGCTGGGCGGCCGGTGGGTGAGCATCGACGGAGCGGGCGCCGCCGGCAACACCGTCGCGCCCCAACCCTTCGAGTTTCAGGGGCCCATCACCCACACCTACGTGTGGCTCGACACCACGACGCGCACAACGCAGACGAGCGTCATCAACTACATCGTGGCTCCGCCACCGGCCAACACCAACGCCTAATCGCCCGCTTTCAAGTGCTCGCCTTCCTCGATGGCGTCCGCGAGCAGTCGCGAAGTCACGGCGACTTCTACGGCATCGAACATCTTGACGTACGTGCGGCCTTCGCTACGTAGCCATGCCACGATGGCTTCGCGCTCGACCTCGCGTGCGGCTTTTATAGGCGCCGTCCGCGCAGTGTCGTAGAACTCACGCAGGACCCCGTAGATGGTCCCGTTGTCGTCCACGCACTCGCCGCGCACGAAGACGCGACCGTCCGGCTCGAAGCGGAGAATCTCCTTGCCGTAAAGCTCGAAGCGCCATGGACCACGCTGCGCCTCATCGATAAGCGAATACGTGTCGCGCGGGGGCGTCTCTTGCTCTAGTTTGCGCACGACGGATTCCAGGACGGTCCCCTGCTGTAGGGGCGGCATCCCGCACGCTGGGCACTCGCCCTGAGGGGAATGACCCAGCGGATCGTAGAGATGGCCACAGGAGGCGCACTGAGTGCTCATTCCGCCGCTGCGCTGTCGACGGCCGCGGGAGTCGACTCGGCCGGCGGGAGCGGCGCCTTCTTCGCAGCACGCGGCTTGGAGCGCTTGACGGGCTTCTTCGCCTTCGACTTGGCCTTCGCCTTCGGCTTGGAGACCTTCGCCTTGACGGCCTTCTTCGCCTTCGACTTGGCCTTCGACTTGGCGATTTTCTTGGGCTTCGCGACCTTGGCCTTCGCCTTCTTCGACTTCTTGGCCTTCGGCTTCTTCGCCGCCACCTTCTTGGGGCCCTTCGCGGTCGCGGCCTTGGAGCCGGCGAACGCCTCGATGCGGTCGGTGACGTGCTTCTGGCAGTGCAGCTTGCTCAGGAAGCGCGTCAGCGTGCTGTGGGTGACGCCGATCTTGTTGGCGACCACGTACAAGCCCTGCGTCTCGACGGCGTTCTTGATGATGCTGTGAATCTGCGAACTGGTCATGGGAGTTGTGTCCTCTATGAGGGACGGTAGGTTCAACTTGGAGTTGACGCAAGCGGTATCTACGGTTACCTCATGGCCATGGCCGCAAAAAAAGCTGCTGCAAAAAAGCGTCGACCTCGGCTGCTCAGACGGCGATCCAGCAATGAGCTCCGCAAATTCTGGCGCATCTGCGACAGCGCCTACCGCCTTGCTGAGAAGCTGGTCGAGAAGGGCGTCGCGGACGACAAGATCCCGAGTCGAGCAGTCCAACTCGCAATTCGACTCGAAGTCGAGCTCGCGGCGTTGAGGCCATCCGATGCCTCCGATTGATTGGGATGCGCTCGCGCGCAAGGTCGGTGTGGCTGCAGCCAAGATTGGCAAGCGGGTCGCCGAGCGCGGCGTCGATGGTGCTCTTGAAGATCTCGACCACGTCTTGCTCGAGGGCAGGCGCCGGGTGAAGCAGGCCCGTAGCCGCATCGATAAGCCGCCGGCCCCACCGCCCGTCGAGGACGACACGCCAGCGCCGGCCAAGAAAGTGGTGGTCGACGCGACGCTCGAAGACGACGGCTGACGGTTGAAAGGCAGGCTCGCATGGGTTGGGTAGTAGGCGCGGCCCTTTGGCTGCTCGGGATGCCAATGACGCACGAAGCGCTGGGCGGCGTCGAGGGGGAGGACTGGGCCCTCATCATCGGTTGGCCCGCGGTGGCCCTTGTCCGCATCGCGCTCGCCATCATGGAGGCTTTCACGTGAGCCATCTCGCGCATCCGGCTCTCGCGATGTGGTTTGCCATCGGCCTGGGCGATTGGCTCGTCAACTTAGCTTTTCACTTTGTGCTGCGTTACCACCGCATGGGCAACAGCCTCGCTCTCTTGGAGGAGCGCTTGAAGGTCAGTCGGTGGACGGCGTGGGTTATCGTCCTTGCAATCGTGTTGGGTCCCATCGCCGTTGCGATGACGGCCGTTCTCATGCCGCGTAACCTTGGTGCCATCAAGAAGAAGCGCGCGATGAATCGTGCCTTCGACACCAAGTGCGGCGAACTCGAAGATGACTGCGTCGACCTCATCTTCGAGCTCTCTCATTGTTCGCATGAAGGCATGAACGTCTTCTGCAATGACTGCGGCGCGACGCTCCATCCCAACGGGTGGATACCGCCTCGGTTCGTCGCGCAGGCCAAGCAGATCGCCAACTATGCTGCCGCCGAACCGATTGTAGTTCTGCGCTCCGAATGCCCTCCAGGAGCCCACGAATGATCGGTCTCGCAATCTACGTGCTTGCGGCGATGCTCGCCTGGACGCGCCCCCACGGCGTGCCGCGAGACGATGCGGATCGAGCGTGGCTCACCGGCATTGCCGACGACATCGCCGCTGTGAGTCTCGAGGAGGCGCCACTCTTTCGCGACGACCCACTGCGTGTGCGGACGGCGCTCGTCGTTGCCAGCGTCGCGCGCTTCGAGAGCAGCTTTGCAGACTGGGTCGACGACGGACGATGCAACGACGCCGCCTGGCGGTTGGTGTCGCTCGAGATTCACCATGGCTCGACGTGCGATGGGGGCCACGCCTTCTCCCTCTGGCAGATTCACCCCTTCGCTGGCCCCACAGGACAGGCCATGATCGGTGATCGACGTGTCGCCATCCGCGAGGCCATCGCGCGCATGCGCGTGTCGCTCGACGCCGGCAAGGGCCTCTGCTGGTATACTGGCGAGAGCGGCGACTGTCCGAAGGCCGAGGTGCGACTGCGCACGGCACTGGTGTGGGAAAAAGGGCATCCATTCAAAGCTGCGGGAGTCGACTAGATGGCTGAGCGAAAAGTGAACGTCGAGACGTGGGAGTGCTTCGAGTGCGGGCAGGAGATCGAGGTCAAGATCCTCTCGAGTATGCACCCGGAGGCGCCCGATCTCTTCACCGTCCCCCTCGGGTGTCTCATCACGTGCATGACCGTCGTCGATGAGGACGATGAGGATGAGGATGAGGACGAGGGCGACGAGCGCTTCATTGTTCTCTGCAACGCCAAGTGCGGCAACAAGATGCTCGACGACTACGACGCGCCCGAGCAACCGGACACACCGTGAACCGCCACGATAGGCGTGCCCACGGGGCCCACGACGGCATCGCGCGGGCGCCCAATGGGTTTCGCTTTGCAGTGATTCGTCCTGAGGACGCCGCCAAGGCGCTCGCTCTCGCCAAGCAAGCGCTCGAGACCCAAGACCGAGAGCTCATGGCCAACTTGCCCGATCACGTCGGGTGCAAGTACACCTTCGTCGGGTGGCTCAGTCAGGGTCTTCGAAAGCACCTGGTCGACGCCTCAGGCAACCGCATCGGACAACTTCAACCTGGCGACAGCTTTGTCGTCTTCGAAAACGACGACCCTTCCACCTCAGTCAAGATCGGGGACACGTCTCCATGAGCATCGCCGATTCTCTCAACGAGTTCTACAAAGATGGCCGTCCGCTTCAGGACTACGTCGCCATCAAGCGCTTGCCCCCCAAGTTGGTGTCCGATGGAGGCATCATCATCCCGCACACCGCAGCCGAGCACGCGCGGCCCTTCCAGGGCATCGTCGTCTCGGTGGGACCTGGGCGGTTCGATGGCAAGGGGAAACGCCTGCCGGCGCCCGAGGTCGAACCGGGGGATCACGTCTGCTTTGGTCGATACGCCGGGGCGGAGAGCGCGCTCGAGGACACCGACTTCTGGCTGGTGCGCGGGGAGCTCATCGACGCGGTCATCGAGCCATGACCGATAAGTTCATTGACGCCTACGACATCGCACGGCACGTGCTGCGCTACACAGTCAAGAACGGCTACGCGCCGCGTCGTGGGTCGCTCGGTTGCTCGACGGAGGCTGAGGATCTTCTCGAGCGCAACGGCGTCATCGAATTTTTGGCCCTCTACAAGGGAGGCCCGAAGATCTGCGTGGCGCTTACAGAAAAGGGTCGGCGCATGACTGGACTGGTGAGATGAGCCTTCGCCTGCACACGCTCTACCGCCACTACAAGGGTGGCCTCTACGTCCCCGTCTCGTTGGCCGAGCGCCACACCCACAACGGGGACCTCGACGTCGTCTACATCTCGCTGACGCACGGCAAGCACTGCACGCGGCCCTACGCGCGCGACTCGCGGGGCGAAGACGCGTGGACCGACATTGTCCTCTGGCGCGATGGGGAAAACCGGCTGCGGTTCTCGCCCGAGACGGGGGCCCTCGCATCGATCTTTAGCTATCATCCAGGGTAGCCCCCCATGACGCCCTTCGCCGCGCCCTGCAACGACGCCATCGGCTTCGACTGCAACACGAAGTTGACTGTGGCGTCGGCGCGCATCGCCGCGGCGATGGGCTTCAAGTTCGCGACGCGCTACGTAGGCATCAGCCATCCCAACCCGGGCGACATCGACGTCAACGAGACGCAGATCATCCTCGGTGAGATCGGTGCGCTCTGGGTCGTCCAACACGTGCTCAACCCTGGGTGGTCGCCCTCGATGCAGCTCGGCCAGTCTCATGGGCAGGCCGCGGTGCGCAACGCGCAGCTCGCCGGCTACATCGGCGGCGCGGTCCTCTGGCAGGACTTGGAGGGCATCCTGGCGGGGACCTCCGGACAAGCGGTGATCGACTACTGCGGGGCCTACGGCACCGTCCTGCTCGCCGAGGGGTACCTGCATGGCCTCTACGACGGCTTCAACGCCATCCTCAGCGCCTCGCAGCTCTACCACAGCCTGCCAACGGTTCGGACGTACTGGGCCGCCTCGCCGCGCTACACGCTCCCTGTGCGCGGCTTCGCGAAGGTGCAAGTCGTCGAGGACTTCACCCCACGCGCGCTGGGCTTCCCGATCGACATCGACATGTGCGGCGAGGATGCACTGGGCGACCGGCCGATGTGGATGAGGGCCGCATGAAGATCTTCGGCAAGTGGGTCGGTCAGCTGTTTGGGCTCCCCACCGTCAACGTGTGCTTGCGCTGCGTGCGCGATTCGGACGAGCGTGTCGGCCAGGCAGGCGACTACAGCCTGTGCGCACGTTGCAGATGCAACATCACGAGCGTGACCGGTTTTCAAGTTCGCGAACATCATGGGTGAGGGCCTTCACAAGTGCGTGGTGTGCCGCGGTCTCACGTCCGCTACGCCACTGCTCATCCTCCGTCCGAGGTTGTACGTCGAGCTCAACGCCTATGTGAAGCCAGCGCACCGGGCGATCGGACAAGCCCTGAAGGCATTCTTCATCACTGGGCGATGGGTGTGGTCTCTATGAAAGAGCACTTCGAACAAGGCTACGCCGAGGTCGCCAAGACCGATGGCATCGGGTGCAACATTCTCGAAGCGCGCCTCCTCGCGTGTGCCAAGGAGTTGAAGTTGCTCTTCGATGCCCTCACTACCGTCCAGCAGCGGTGTACGGAGATCTTGCTCGAGAAGCGTGAGCTCGCCTTGGCGCTGCGGCTGCTCAACGACATCAAGGCCCTCGAGTGCAGTGTGAGCTCACCGGCGTGCAAGACATGCGTGCGGTGCCGCGCACGAGCGCTTGCCCTTCCCTGATGCGACCGCGATCAGCTATGCCGTCGCTCGCAGCTATTGCTGCAGCGAACAAAGAGCTTCTCATTCGACTTGAAGTTGGAGAAGACCCTTGTGCCGAGTGTTGGGCTTGCGGCGCTTGCTGTCTTCCGATACGCGCCCATGTCATCGCATGTTGCTATGATGGAACCAACGAGCCAGGCAATTTCTTCTTGCTCTGCGAGCGTTGCCATGATGAGCAACCTGATGGGGCATCGCGCAGCGAACAGGAACGTTGGCTCATTGAGAGACAATCCGAAGTAAATTTCGTGTTGTCACGCGCCGCAGAGCTTTTGGAGAAGCTTCAAGCTCGCGAGCAACATCCTGGTGCCTTTGCTCTATGGGCCGCTGAGGTAGCACCTACTTTCGATGGTCTCATGGCTGAAGGCTACGCCCGCTCAGCGTCAGGGACGCGCGCGTCGGCACGAGCCAACATGCTCGCGCACGTATGCGAGACATTTTCGAAATGGCAGGCCACACGATGGCCGACATAATCGTCTCGGCCGATGCGGTTCTCGACCGCCAACGTCAAGGCTTCAAGGTCTCGCCTGCGGAGCTCTACATCGCATCGTTGACAACCTGGCAGAGCCGCAAGGCGGCCGTCGAGACCCTCAAGAGGCTCACCAAGCTTCTGCGCGAGCCCGACTGGGAGACTCTCCCATGGGAAGCTTTGCGGGCCGAGCAGACGACCTATCTGCGCAGCGCCCTCATCCGCGACTTCTCGCCAGCCACCGCACGTTTGTCGATCAGCATGCTCAAGGGTGTGCTTCGGCAGGCGTTTCGCATGGGCCTGATGACCGCGGAGGACTACCAGCGGGCCATCCTGCTCTCGAGCGTCAAGGGGGATGGTCCCCCTGCGGGACGGATGCTCACGGAAGGCGAGATCCATTGCCTGGCGACCTATGCCAGAGGTCTCAAGCCACCCCGGGGACCCATGGTGGAGGCCGTCTTCGCCGCGGCCCTTGGCGGGGGCTTGCGGCGCGAGGAATTGGCCTTGCTGCGGGCCCAGTCGCTCTCCGACGACAAGACGCACCTGCTAGTCGATGGCAAAGGCCACCGGGAACGCGTCCAGACGCTTCCGGCTTGGGCAGGTGAGACGATCGCTCGCTGGCTGATCGTCCGCGCGAAGCTGGGCTTGAAGACCGATCGCCTGTTCGTCCAAGGGGCCGGAAAGTCGTATCTCACCGACGCGCCCATGAGCGTCAAGGACGTCTGGTACCTCATCACCGAGACGGGTCAACGCGCCGGTTGCGCGCACTTCACCCCGCACGATCTTCGCCGCACCTTCGCCTCGCGCATGCTCGACAAGAGCGATCTGGCGCGCACGCAGAAACTGATGGGACACAAGAACGTTGCGACGACGGTGCGCTACGATCGTCGAGATGCTGCTGCCGCGGACAAGGCCGTTGGGACGCTCGAGGGGTGGGGTTTCGATGCAGCCCCAACAACCAAGGCAGATGCAATGAAGAAGCCGCTCACCGCGACCGTCCGCGAACACGTCGAAAAAAAGGCGCCACCAACAGGGCCGGGGGGGCAGCCACTGCCAGTGGCGCAGGTAGAGACACTAGCTCTTCAAGTTGAAGATGCAACACTCCTTTCGCAAAAAGTTGAACATCCGGCGACAGGGCAGAGGTTGGTGAACCGTCGTCTCGTTCGCAAGCCGGACTTTCTACGTCATGGGGCACCTCTCGACATGCTGTGGGTTACGGGCCAGGTTCGCACGCTCGCGGCTATGGGGATCCCCGCGGCGCGCATCGCAAGCGCGCTGGTCAAGACCGGGGTACGGCGCGGAGACGGAAGCGACGTGGGGGCGGAGGACGTGGCTCGCTGGGTGAGGCTTCCTCCCTGATGTGCTCGTGGTAGGCTCGGAAGACGAAGTCGCGCGCTTTGGCGCCACCGTCGTTTAGGTAGCTGCGAAGTCGATGTTCAACTTCCCAACAGGGGCGTCCTCGATGCAGTCGCGGGCGAGATCGATGAGGGCCAAACGAAGACCCATGTTCGCCAACGTACCCTTGACGTAGAAGCGCCCGCAGTAGGTGTAGCCAAGACGCGCGACGTCGGGAATGTGCCTGATGCGTTTCACTTGCGTCTCCTGCTGGCTGTCTTGCGACGCACCCAATGCGTCGCGCTCTGAGGCAGGCCGCTCGCGCCGCGACAGGGCTCGCCGATGGGAGCCCGACAGAGCTCACACGGCGTGGTCGCGACGCAGGCGTCGAGGCGCATCCAAAAGCCCTTGATGACGCGCACGAACACCCATCGGGCATCCTGCGCGTGCATCAGGTTGACCTTGAACCGGCGATCGGCGCAGAGCGGCTTCGCGCGCTGGCTCATGGCAACCCCTCGCGCGGTGCGACTTCGCTCGCTGGCACCACACGCACCACGTGCGCCAGCGGGATGACGTGCTCCTGATGGTACCAAGGGCCTGTCGGCGAGAATCGCACGTCGCACGAGGCACGCACGTTGACGCGCCCCGCGCGCACGACTTGGTACAGGCCTCCGTAGAAGATCCGCTTGGTGGGATCGGCCACTTCGATCCATGCGCCGGGCGCCAGTGACTTGCGATCGATCATGGTGACCCGTAGATGGCGCCGTCGTCGCCCACGTACAGGTTGACCTCTCCGAAGGCCTTGCTCGCCTCGGTGAGCCGCTCGCCAGTCGCCATCCCAGAAACCGCAGCCATGGCCGTTGCGGGTGAGCCAAAAGTCATGGCCTGCCTGGGCAAGGTCGCTCGCGATGTCGTCGTAGTGCGCGGCGAGGAAAGCCTTGCAGTCGGCCGAGATGGCCATGCGAAGCTCCTCTGAGCAGTCGGCCGGCCCGTAGTTGCGGTCGAGAGGGTCTCCCCCATCGTCGCGCGACTCGTCGGTGCTACTCCAGAGGGCCGCTGCGATGTAGGCGGCTTCGAACGTGGCGATCTCAACATCGGTCATGACAGTCTCCAAGGTCGGTTTCGGAGCGTTGGACGGCCTAGCGCGTCCGGTTATTCATCGGCCGGACCGTTGTCCGGGAGGTTTCGAGCACGGCGCGCCATGTAGGCGAGCCTTCGGCCGGTCGAGAAACCTCCGGCGAGGGGAGCGGAAACCCTGGCGAGGGGGGTAAAACCGTCGCCAGGCGAGGCGGAAACCTCACGGTTGGACCTTGGATTGCGCCTCAAGCCGTGCGTAAACCCCGTGGACGCTCCGACCGCACGGCACACCGTTGGCGAGGTACTGCGCACCGTCCCATACGATCGTCGCCTGGACGCCTCGTAAGGAGGCTAGAACGCCTAGCTTTGCAGCCGTGGCACGCTCTAAGGCGTCCCCTTCTAGGACTACCTGAGGCATTGCAGTGGGCGGTTTCGGTTTCATGCCCTTTAGACGGTCCCCCTGCGAGATAATTCACCCTGGTACCTAATATCCCTTGCCGCACGGCGACAGCGTTTCACGTAAAAAGCTTGTAATATCAAGCACTTAGCTAGTTTTTTATCCGCCAAGGTTTTTTCGAGCGTTCGGTGTGGGAGGGTAGGCAAGTTGAAAAAAAGAGTAGGGCCGAGTGAATAGCAAGCGAGAGGGCTCGTCTAAAGAGCATGCCGCCAAAGAAGCGGTTTTCAACTTGAACATGAGGGTCTCATGGCTGACAAGAGCGTCATCGCAGGCAAGTGGTACGTCATCGATCGTTTCGACGAAGATCCGAAGGCCTTTCTCGCCGGTCCCTTCGACACGAGAGCCCAGGCAGAGAAAGAGCGCCGAGCTCTCAACATTGCCGATGACTGTTACCTCGCTCGTCCTGGCCCTGCTCACGTTGGCTTCCCTCCACTTGGCATCACTCTTGTCCCAAGTAAGACGAGCGAGCCCACCTAGGTATTCATTCCAGCCAGGCTGTAACTTCAACTTCGCTACAGTCTGGCTGTAACTTCAACTTGAACTTTTGGGTGAATTATCGGCCTAGGGCTCCGTCTAACGGTACGAACCCAAGGAAAGGCGGATGATGATGATTCGGACGAGCAAGATCATAGAGGTCATGTGGGCAATGGGCATGCCGACCAGCGATGACAAGTTCGCTAATGTCTACCGTGCAGCGATCAAGGCAGGCCTCAACGACCAGCAAGCGTTCGCCCTCGTCAAGGACGCCTACAATGCCGCCAAAGGCTACGAATGGTCGCTTTCCGAGGGACACCTCAAGCTCGCCCCGCAAAAGCGCCATGCGGTTGAGTTTCCCATGGGCAAGTGTGCCGAAGACTTGCGAGCGATTGCCGAGGGCCGGCCCTCTCGCTGGGGTACACCGGAGTTTCATCGAGCAAGTTGAACTTGTTTGAATATCGGCCCCTGCCTTCCGTCCAACGGTAGGCAGCAGCGGAAGTTCAAAAAGGAGAGATGACGATGGCTTTCATGGTCCCTGTCGCCGAACACATGGCGGCCTACCACGTGGAGACGAACGCAGGCACGGAGATTGTGCCTGAGGATGTTTGCGGAGTGCTCAATCTGAATGTTGACGGAATGCCGGATGACGTGCGCACTCTCCTGCCTTACTTGGAGCATCCACGTATCGCAGGTGTCGAGCGCAAAGAGGGCTGGTACGGCCGCCTATCGGCCTCAGGGTACCTCGATTGCACGTCATGGGACGGCCCCTATGCCACGGCGGACGAGGCTCTAGACGCAGTCAAGGAGGCCTTCGATTGCGACGACGAAGGAGACGCTACGAAGGGACACGAGATGTACGCCAACCGCGTGCGCCGGGAGAGCTTCTGATGTGCCAGAATCCGATGTGTGACGGCAATCACTGCGGAAGCTCACAAGGCGAAGTCCGCCTCTTGCCCCTTGGCAGCGACGGCCACCACGGCAACCTCATTCTCTGCCGTAGCTGCCATCGTCACGAGCTCACGTTCCGGCGCGACCGCAATCGCGAGTTCGCCGAAGAGTGCAAGTTCGACTTGCCGGAATGGTCTACGCTCGAGATCTACGGAGATGCATCATGAACCCATCAACCTGGCGTCACCCCGAGACCGATCTTCCCAAGGTCATCATCGACGAACCCGAAGAGACCTCGTTTCTCATCTTCGATCGGCCGCTGACCAGCGGCGCAACGCACCCCGGCGAGTCGCCCTACGAGAGCACGCTGCGAGGCGTGGATGTCCGATGATCACGGTAACAGCGAGTGACGCGCGTCCAATCGACACGGGGGTCGCGCGCGGGGTCGACGTGGATGTGCGTGTCACGTTCCCCGATGGGCGTACGCTCGACGGCGAGGTGACTCTGCTTCCTGCGCTGCAGGGGCGACCACGCTACGAATCGTGGGGCCAACCGGGGAATTGGATCGACGGTCGGCTGCTAACGGAGCTCCAAAAGTTCGACGGCATTCACTTCCGGGAAGCATGCGACGTCATCGAAGAAGCCGCGAGCATAGAAGCGGGCACGCCATGAGCTCCTCACACCCACCCGATCTCGCCGTCTCGACCGCCAAGCTACGCGCCAAGCTCGACAGCTTGGCGACCGCCCTCGGCGAGCGTCCGCACCATCGCCCCGTCTCGGCACACTCGCTTGCCGGCACCATCCGCAAGGACAACGAGGCGCGCGCGGAGCGCACGGCGGCAGTCGAGGAGCAGGAGAATGCTCGTTTGGAGCTCCTGATCGCCTGCGATGCCATACGCGCGCGCTACGACGACAACACCGAAGTGTCGCTCTTCCAGGAGGCCGTGCGGGAGTTTCTGACAGCCCTTGGCGCTGCCACACCGCAGCGGCGCATCGATGCACTACAGGCGATGCGCGAGAGTGTCGAGAGCATGAATCGTTATCGAACAGGAGTCCGCTGATGGAGACCAACTACAAGCCACCGCCGCGCGTGCGGATCTTCTTCGACTTCGTGCGCCAGCAGCTTTGGCTCCCGCGCGGCGACGAGTTGCGGGGCCCGCCACGACCACGAATACCTGCTCGCTGCGAGTGTCCCGTGGACGGAGCCCGTGGAGGCGGTTGACATCACGAAGGCCTTCGCACCTGAAGAGCTGCATCGGGCGCGCGCCGTGTCGGAGGCTTTCCCGGAGCAGAACCGCATCCTGCGGCGCTGGTTTGCGACGTTCGACGAGATCAAACGTCGATGAGCGACGCAGAGGTGCGCGTCGGCTCGAAGGTGTGGGTGGCCTTCAGCTTTTGTGGCGTTTGGTACAGCGTGCCGGGCAAGGTCGAGCACATCACCAAAGCATTCGGAGGCGATGCCTACGCTCACGTCCAATCGCTACCATACGCGCTTCCCGGATCGACTAAGGAGTACACCTATTGGATCGGCACGATCCCGATTCTGATCAGCCGTCTTCAAGTTGAGGTAGACCCGTGACCTATTCGTGGAAGCATCGGCGCAGTTACTTCCGCATCGACCAGACGCTGAACGCGGCGCGCGGCGCGGCAGGCCTACCGCAGACCATCTCGCGGTTCGCCATCACGCAGCTCATCAAGGGCTTCGAAGTCACCGACGAGCAAGCCGCTGCAATCACTGCCGTGAGCGCCTTTCAAGAAGCGTGGAACTCGCAGCCGAACACCGAGGTTGGCGTCACGGTGAGCCGCGTTGGAGCCAAGACGCGCGCCGCGCTTCATCGTCACCACCTTGCCCAGGGCGCAGGGCGCATCAAGAAGATTGCCTCACCATGACCTTCCCCCATGCCTGGACGTTCGCGATTCTGGCTGTTTACAACGCAAGCTACGTGTACATGAGCGTAAGAGCTTCGCGCCATCGACCCATCGACTTCGTGTTTCACACGCTCTTCATTGCGATGACGCTGATCTCGGTGCTCCTGTTCGTGTTCTCCGCCGCGCGCGTGGGCCCATGACCTCCCTCCGCTGGCTTGCCTGGCCGTCCCCCCGCCGCACCGACGGCGCGAGCGTGACCTACGCGCACGCGTTCAAGTACATGCTGCTCGCAGACGCGTCGCGGTACGGCCCCACGCTTTCCGACTCGACGCTTTGCGGAGCCCCGCTTCCTACCGGTCAAGGCGTCGTGCGCCTCGCAACGCCTTCCGACGCCATCGAGCGGTGCCGCTACTGCGATCAGGCGTGCCGCGACATGGGAGCTCCCCATCCAGTAGGCAAGTCGAAGTTGCAGCCGTGGGAGTATGACCCGGTGCATCTGTTTGAAGAATGGGCTAGCCTCTAACGTCTGACGAGTTGAACATGCCGAAAACCACACCAGCGAAGCGCGCGCCCATGAACGAGGCGCATCGCCGCGCCTGCATCGACTACTACGTGCACACGCATTCGCCGCAAGGACTCGCCGCGATGCTTGTGGACCTCGAGCACGAGCAAGGTCTCCCTCCGCCCATCGAACTGGACGAAGTCGAATGAAAACCATCGCCCTCCTCGCTCTCCTCGCCTCCGGCTGCATCGGCCAGCCCTTCACCACGGCCGACCCCGCGGCGCGGGTCACCGACGGCCCGTTGCTGACCGTCCTGGGCGACGCGGGCGCGCCGGAGGCGGACGGCGGCGGGGCGCTGCCGGAGGCCAGCCCTGGGGCGCCTGAGGCCTCTCTGGAGGCGTCTCCGGAGGAGGACGTGGGGGTCGACGCGGAGCCCATCGCGACGGCCGACGCGGGGGACGGTAAAGCAACCGAGCCCGATGAGGCCGGCACCTGCGACCTCAGCGCGTGTCGCTGCATTCCCGTCTCTCAGATGGTGTGCTGCACGTCCGCAGGTGCGTGCGGGTGCCTGACGGTCTTCGGTGGAAGTGGAGGCTGCCAGTGACCATTCGCAAGGGCCAGCTCAAGACCTACGAGCAGGCGACGACGACGCCCGCGCAGCACAAGAAGCCGTGCGTCGATTGTCCCTTTGGTCGCATCGCGGTCAAGGGCTGGCTGCCTGAGACGCCCGAAGAGTGGCTCTTCAAGATCCACGGCGAGGGACGGCTCGAGTGTCACACGATGCAGCAGTCGCCTGAGCAGGCTTGGCAGTGCGCGGGCGCGGCGACCTTCCGCGCGAACGTTTGCAAGGCGCCGCGCGATCGATCGCTTCTCAGCCTGCCGCAGAATAAAAAGCTCGTCTTCGCGTCCAACGAAGAGTTCTGGGCGCACCACACACGCCAAGTGTTTCCAACCCGCAAGCTGCTCACATGACGCTTGCTCAGTACAACTACGGGTGCTGTCGCTCCGACCTTCGCATGGCTCGTATCTCGTTCGAGTCGGGCCAACCGTGTTTCGCCCTGGAATGGCTCCTGTTGGCGATGCAATCGCGAGACCGGGCACGACGGGCTCGGCGTGCCGGCTTTTGACGGATCACGTGTCTGGGCCCTATTCCACCGCACAAGAAGGTCCTTGCATGAAAAGCACTTCTCTCGATGTCAAGTTGCACTTCGAGTTGGCTCTTCCCATCACGGGCGAAGAGCTCACCGCGGCCATCCTCTGCGCGTTTGCCTCGCCGGACTTCCCTGCGGGGAAGTGCACGGTGATGCCGCCAGAGATGAGGAATGCATTCGCGACCGTCCCCCACCACGATGCGCCCAAGCCGCTGGGCGCGTCGGGGGTTCGGCTGAGAGCAGTGGAGGACCCGTGAGCCGCAAGAAGTTTCCGTCGTTCGACAAGCTCATCGAGGCGACCGAGGAGATTGCACTGCGTCTCTCGCTTACCGAGACGCCAGCCAACAGCGTTGCGATAGCTGGCGGTCTCGCGATGCAGTTCTACGGAAGCCCGCGACTTACCAACGACGTCGATCTCATCGCCGGCTCCGCGTACGGTCTTGGTTGGAAGGAGAAGCTCTCCTTCGGTGGAGTTCGCGGTAGAGCCTCCAACGGAGTCGAAGTTGATGTCATTGTGCGTGACGATGAATGGGCTGATCTCTATACAGGAGCACTGGTCTCGGCGGTTGCTCTCGAAGAGGCTCCCATCCACGTTGTACCGGCGGAGTTTATGGTCATTCTCAAGATGATCCCCCAGCGAGACAAAGACCAAACGGATCTTATCTATCTCTTGCAGATGTCCGAACTTGACTACGCAGAGTGCGAACGCGCAGTGCGCGAACACCTCGGCAAGTTCGGTGTGTCGGAGCTGAGGAGCTATCGCAAGCAAGCCGAGTGGCTGAAGGCGAAGGGCCAATGAACAATGATCGCGGCAAGATCACCGAGTCGAAGTGGACCATCCCCAACGTGTACGTCGATCGCGGCCCGCTCGAGAGCTATTCGATCCGCGACGCGGAGCTCACCGCGCGCTTCTGGCGCAATCTCACCTGGGTGATGCTTGCGGAGCGCGAGAGCCGCTGGTGGAACCGCTTCGCCGTCATCGCGTTCGCACTTCTCGCCGTCGCGTGTTGCTTCGTCTTGAAGTAGCTGTCGAGTTGGTCTAACTTCAACTTCAAGACGGGCCCATCATGACCGACAAGACCATCCCCCAAGGTATGACCGACCTCGACAATGGATCGTTCGCAGCTCTCTGCGAAGCTCTCAATGTGGCACTTCGCGAAGCTGAAGTCGCCCTCGCGTCAATCGGCCTTCGCGTCCACGCGCAGGTTGTGCTCAACGACGAGGCAACGCTCCACTACATGAAAGGTGAAGGCTCGTGGGGCCTCTTCATCATCGACTCACACGGGCGCGTCATCGTTGACAAGTCGAGCATCGAGAGGCGCGTCTTGGCAGTGCATGCGCTCCCAGCGATGAGGCAAGCCATCAAGGATGCGCACGAGGCACGCATTCACGACATCCGTGACGCCATCGCCCATGCGAGGCGTTTTACCGAGGAAGCGAAACGCTGATGGGCATCGCAGTTCGCCGCATCCAGGGCTCGCACCTCTGGGCCATCCAGAGCTCCTACTTCAGCCGCGCGCTGGTCACCGCCGCCAAGGAAATCCCCGGGATGACCTGGGACGCCGCGAGGCGATCGTGGGTCGGCTACGTGGACGCCGTCGAGGCGACCGCCGACTTGCTCGTGAGCCGCAAGGTGCTCGTCGAGCGATCCCTGCTCGCGAAATACGAGGCGGACAACTACACCCATCACGTGTTCTTCGCGACGCACGGCGCCGATGGTCGCCTCCTACGGGCCTACCAGAAGACGGGCGTCGACTTCGCTATCTGCCAAGCGCCGACGGGCGCCATCCTGGCTGACGAGATGGGTTGTATCGACGGCGAAGCCATTGTTCGTGTGTGTCGCGCTGGTCTTTCGTTCGAATGCACTCTCGCGGAGTTCTACTCGAAGTTCAAGACATGGGCTCCTGGATCGACGAAGATCCGTTCGCTCTGTGATGGTGTCTTTCGGCTGAACGATATCGTCGATGTCCTCGACAAGGGCACGCGCCCTGTCTTCGAGATCACACTCAACAGCGGCAAACGCATCAAAGCGACTGGCGACCATGAGATTCTCACAGACACTGGCTACGTCCGCGTCGATGAACTCCAACCGCTCGACAATGTCATCACCAACGGGGTGCCGCGATGCGTTCGGTGCGGAAGCATCAAGAATGTGGTCGTCGACACGACCAAGAAGTTCGTCGGCTTCTGCCGCAAGTGCATCTATGGCGCGTTGCGGACGAATGGTCGCGCACGTCCTGCAGGTGAAGTTCGTGACAAAGACGGCTATGTTCGCATCAGTGGGCATAGAGATCATCCGCGTGCAAACCGTGCCGGGCAGGTGCTTGAGCACATTCTCGTCATGGAGAAGCGCTTGGGGCGGCATCTAACAGACGACGAACGTGTTCACCACAAAAACGAGATCAAGCACGACAACGTTGACTCCAACTTGGAGTTGCTGACGAAGTCAGAGCACGCACGCTTGCACGGTCGCGATGGCGGTTTCCGACGATTGCATGGAGGCGTCAGCGCCAAGGGAGGTCTCGTCGTCTTCGAGCCCAAGACCGATCGTGTTGTCGCGCGTGTGGCCGCCGGTGAAGCGCACGTCTACGACGTCGTCTGCGCCGACCCTCACCGTAACTTCGTCGCGAATGGCATTGTTGTCCACAACTGCGGCAAGAGTGCCGAAGCGGTCATTGCAGCGCGCGCCTTTGGCGGCAAGACGCTCGTCGTGTGCCCGAGCAGCGCGCGGAGCGTGTGGGCCGATCCCCAGCGAGGGGAGATCGCCAAGTGGTGGAAGGGCTTCAAGGGAGGCGTCTTTCAACCTGCCGTTGCTGATCCGACCAAGCACGTCTGGCGATACCTGCAGAAGCACAAGGCGTTCGTGTGCAAGCTCTGCAACTGCGTGCCGCCCGTCGATGGCGACCAGGGCGACGCGCCGTCGCCGGAGGCGCCGCTCGGCCGAAAGCCGAAGACGCCGAACACCTGCGATGGCCACCGGCCGGGCGACGCGCAGATCTTCGTCATCCACGTCGACATTCTGCATTCGTGGGTTGATCAGATTATCGAGTGGGGCCCGTCCAACATTGTCCTCGACGAGGGACACCTCTACCAAAACGAGAAGAGCCGCCGGAGCAAGGCGGCGCGCGAGGTCCGTCAATCTCCTACCGTCCTGACGGCGCTGGCGCTGACGGGTACGCCGCTCACTAACCGCGTGCGCGATCTGTGGAATCTCATCGACATCATCTCGCCGGGGCGCGTCGGGAAAAACTTCTTCAAGTTCGGCATCCGCTACTGCGCCGGCCACCAGGAAGAAGTGAGCCGCGACATCGGCGCCGTCTGGGATTTCACAGGACAATCCAACCTCGACGAGCTACGCAAGCGACTCGCGCGCTTCACCCTTCGCCGGACGAAGGAAGAAGTGAAGTTGGAGTTGCCTCCCAAGACGCGGCAGATCATTCGCATGGAAGTGCCGGCGAAGTTTCAGCAGCAGTCCGTCGAGAAGATCAACAAGCGGCTGCTCAACGCCGTCATGGTGCGCGCGGTCGACGGCAAACTGCCGCAGGTCATCCAGCTCGCCAAGGACCACTTGGAGGGCGGCCAGAGCGTCGTCGTCTTCACCTTCCGGCGCATCGTGGCCGAGCACATCACAACGAAGCTGAGCGCAACGGGGTTTCCCTGCCGCTTCATCCACGGCGACGTCCTACAGAAGAAGCGGGATCGCATCCTCAACGAGCTGCGCGACGCCTCCCAGGTCGGTCCTGTGCTTCTCTGCGCAACCATCGACTGCACCGCCGTCGCCATCGACCTCACCTTCGCCTCGGCAGGTATCGTCGCGGAGCTCACCTACGAGCCCCACGAGCTTCTGCAAGCCGAGGCGCGCCTGCACCGCTTCGGGCAACAGAACAACGTCCTCATTCAGTACCCCATCGCGCTCGGGACCGTCGAGGAGGCCATCGCGGAGGTTGTCATCGACAGGCTCGACACCTTCGAGACGCTCATCGGCAAGACCGATGGCCTCTCGCGCGCGCTCGCGGGGGATGAAGAGGAAGACCTCATCGCGAAGCTGGGCGAGAAGCTCTTTGCGATGACGACGCCGCGGGATGTCGAGTTGAAGACGGGAAAACGAAAGGTGCTTCGGTGAAGAAGCTCTGGGAGCGCGCGCTTGCCAACCGCACCTACTGGGATCGCTACCAGCTCGCGCAGGAGGGGCTCATCCTCAACGCGAAGGTGGAAGCTCAACGCGCGCACAAGCGGGCCTACCGCAAGGCGCGCCGCGCCGCCGGGTTGTCCGAAACCTCCGAGAAACGAACCGCCTACAAGGAAGAGCAGCGCGAGCGTGACGACGCGCGTCTTCGTGGCCTTCGGACGTCCGGCTTCGCGGTGGGATCAGCTGTGGTGACACCCATCGAGGCCCATGCTGTTGCCCTCTGCATCAAGTGCCGTGGAGGCCTCGAGCGAAGGGTTGGGACCATCAACTTGGTCCACATCGGCCCCTCGTGCCGCATGGGTTTCCACATTGTGCAGACGTCCTTCTCGCAAGTGCGATGCACCTATCCGACGCAGCGCCTGGGCAAGGTTCGCCCCTGCGGACGCTTTGTGGTCACAGGAGGTGTGCAGTGCGCGCTGCATCGAAACAAGGCCAATCCACCGGCAAACCTCACCACCGCGCTCGGCAGGTCTACCGACGAGTCTGGTGCTATTTTGCCGACCCACCATGGCCAGCCGCAAGAAGCCGCCCAGCGACCGACCGACCGATCGACCGAAGAGCCATCCTCCGATGCTCGATGAGCCCTTCGAGGATGAGGGCTTCGAGACCGAGCCGCCGACCGACGTCGCGCGTGCAGAAGACACCATCCCGCCCGAGGCGCCGTCGACCAGCCCCGAGTTGGGCTTCTACATCTGCCCGGTTTGCCATGGCGAGGCGCGCGGGTGCCGTATGTGCAACGACGACGGCATCATCGATCGCGAAGCGATGGACATCTTCAAGAAGAAGTTGGAAAAGGAGAAGAAGACATGACGACCGAAGCGCTACCTGCCAAGGGTGCGGGCGCGATGCAGTTTGCAAGTTCGCGGGTGGAAGACCTCTGGGGTCGTGCCAAACGTGATCCGCAGTGGCGAGCTGAGGGTAACCAGCTTGCCAACGGACGTGGCAACAAGTTGAAGTTGAAGGATGGACGATGGGTGAGCGCATGACGCCGCCCCCGCCCGACCTGAGCGCGATGATCGGCACTCTTCGGGGTCGCGCCGAACGTTTCGGCGACCGAATCCTAGGTAAAGCCGCCGACGCCCTCACCGCGTCCGTCTCCCGTGAGAGGCAGCTGCAGGAGCGGGTGGAGGCTGCTGAGCGGTCTGCTAATCGGGTCGTCGGGCAACTGGCTGCGGACGCGGCTGCGGCGGGCCGGCGAATCGGCATGCTGGAGGATTCGCTGCGCCACATCGACGGCATACTTCGGACCATCGCGGTGTACTCCAAGTCAGGCAGCCTACTGGAGGGCGCGACTATGGATGCCCGTGGGCTCGTCTCCGCCGCCCTGCTGCCCGCCTCGGCCGAGACGAAGGGGGCGCGATGAGCTGCTGGCACGCTGCATTGAAGCAGAAGGCGATTCCTGGTCCCGCCGTCGTTTGGGTCTGCGCCGAGTGCGGGCTATCGGCCCCCAGCGTCGTGGAGGTCCTCTACATGCGATGGCGGAACGCGGAGTGTCAGTATGAACACCTCAGAGACCATCTAGAGGCAAAGATCGCCCCTCCCGCCACCGCCTCGGACCGGGAGGAAGTGAAGTGAAACAGTCAATATCTCAATTCAAGCCCGGCGACTGCGGCATCTTGAACGGCAAACGATTCATCGTCACCAAACGAGTCCCGGAAGACCGTGGGAGTGGTGGGACGACAGTCGAGTTCGAGGGTGGCGGGACCCGTGAATTCTGGTGGGATCACAAGGATCCGGAAGCCGAGTTCATTGGCCGTGGGACGCGTCGAACTGTCTTCGAGTGGCCCGCCACCGCCTCGGACCAGGGCGAGGGCAAGCCGGACGGAGGTGGACGATGAGCGACGAAGCGAAGCCGTACACGGACGAGGACATCGCCGAAATGCAGCGATGCGACCGCGACCCTGCGCGATGGAAAGCCGCCGTCGATGCCCTCAAGCGCGAACTGGTCGAAGCGAAGGACGTCGCGAATGCGCCCGTCCCGATGCATCTGCACTGCCCGAAGTGCCACGAGCTCCACATCGACGAGGGGGAGTTCACGACCAAGCCACACCACACGCATTCGTGTCAGGCGTGTGGGCTCACCTGGCGGCCCGCCGTGGCTGCAACGGTCGGGGTGCGCTTTCTTCCTGGCTTCAAGAACGAGGACATCGCCCTCGACTGGAGCCGAATCCTGCCGCATCACATGCGAGCATCGTGTGCCGAGTGCAACTCCGACACGAACTCCCCCGCCGTCTACGGGTACACGTTCAGCGACGGGAAGTGGCATTGCTACAAGCACTCCGCCCCTATGGATGTCCACGGAGAGCCTTGGGGTGTGTTCGACATTCGACGAAACGAATGGCTTG